TCATGCTACTTCACCACCATTGTTAATATACACAACACGATAAGTCTTACTTCTATTTGTTGAAGTAACATATTTAATATCAGTAGGATAATTATTATCCAATAACCATTGTTTTACTTTATCAATAACAGTTTTTGTATATTGTGTTGTAGTCCCCATATGTCCATTCTTCTCGAAAGAAACTGTTTCTTTTTCATTATCACCTATTTCTATATTTTCTAAAATAGCTTTGATTGCTTGACCATGAGGTTTATTTGTTTTAGAATATATACCTACTACTTTAGCAATGCTTTCGAGATCAAATATTTCTTTATCTGCTTTCAATTCTTCTATCGGCAAGTCTATTCCCGCTTTACGATATATCTGCTTAAGTGCTAATGCTTGATATTGTGGCTTTAATCCTGCTTTGTCCAGTACAGGAAGCATTATCTTTGCTGTTTCATTTAGTGTTGTTAGGCTTTCTATTTCATCAGCCTTATCTCTAAGCATTTCGGGATTAGCATTATTAGTGATGTATGCCCCTTCTTTTCTGATAGATGGAAGAACTTCGCTCGTTACCCAATCAGTAAATTCTTCTGCTTCTCGTTTAGGGCTTCTAAAAGATAATTTATAGACACCTGCTTCTGTTAAAAAGTTCTCTCCACGATTATTAAGTGGTTCGTCAAAATTTCGGAAGTGCATATCTTGCACATCTGAATTTGTTAACCTAATTTTGTGCTTTTCGCCATAATTTCTTATAGTGCTTTTAACATCTTCAATCTCTAATACATCTCCAACATCTTGTGCGTGGAAGTAAGCATTACTTTCCTTATCTAATACTATTCTTACTTGGTGACCTTTAAATAGTGTCAACTCTTTCATTATAACTCCTCCTTTATTTTCCCCTTGGAGTATGCTATAATGAATATAGCAATGCCCTTTGGGGGTTGTCTTTGTTTTAGGGATTCTGCAAACTTTGGTCGGGGAGCAGAGCCCCTTTTAATTTACTCATTTTCTTGCTTTGAACTTTCTTTGATGCCTAAATCTTTTTTAATCAGTTCTAAAACATAATCTTGTATAGTTTTACCTTCTTCAATAGTTTTGAACTTGATTTTTTTATGCACATCATCACTTACTCTAATTGTTAAAGATTTCAGGTTTACCACCTCCTTTATTGACATATTACCATATTTACTTATTGACGTCAATACTATTTTGCCTAAAGTCATAAAAAATATACATAAAAAAAAGACTACCTAAAAGTAGTCCATTCTGCAAGAATTACATATTCATCTTTCATACCATTATTTTACTCCACCACTAAATTAGAAGAACCATATTTAGAAAAAGTGAAGTATTTAATTTTTGTGCTGCTCCACTTGGAATCTTTGTATTCCTGTTCGCACTATATTTTTTCGCAGACAAAATATTTTTCCCAGTGATTGAAACTTCTTTTAATGCAGCAGGTAAAGCTGTGGTTTTTACTTTTACTAATGCAAAACTAGTTGCCTTTTGGACAGTTGGTACTGCAGTGTTTATGGGCATAGTTTCTTTTATTATCGCTTACATAAAGCAAAAAAGAACATAAAAATTAAAGATGCAAGATTATTTTGTAAAGTAATTTTAGATATTAAAAAGAGCTTTGATTATACCCAAGGCTCTTTACATTTATTTTATCACTATAGCTTTTGATGGACATGAAACCACGCAAGAACGACACTTTATACATCTAGACATATCTATCGAAACGATATCTTCTTCTATAGCGTTGACAGGACAAATTTCTATGCATTTCTTGCATCCACTACATTTACTTTGTTCTACTTTTATAATCATAATCTCCCCCCACCTCGTCTTTAGTATATATTATGTATTTGATGTTTAATGTTTTAAAATAAAAATAAATAAGAACCCTTTTCCTATGGGTTCGTGCTATTAAGCTTGAATAATGCTTCATATATATATTTATCATCTGCTTTATATGTAATTTTAACTTTATCTTTTTTAAGATTTTCATCTATGCACCGCTGTATTTCTACCTCTGTAACTTTATTATATTGATGATTATTTATAAAATTTGCTATATCAATTAACCTAGCTCCATATTCTATCAATTCTTTATCGAATAAATTAATTAACTTATCCAATAAAGTACTATCTTTTTCATCGTATAATTTTAATATTCCTAATGAATTTTGCTTCATTAATTCTTTTATTCCTTGTTCTGTATCTTTTGGTAATATATCATTGAAAAAATCACCGTTTATCCTAACAATCAATGCTCCAAGATCAATATCTCTATCACTATCATACCATTCCTTTATTTTCTGCTCAATACAACTTTTCAAGTGTTCTCTTTCAGAGTTAATAACTGATTTTAAAATTTGATTTTTTATGAAATATACCAACGTAAACATATGATTGTATGTTTTACTATGTTCTTTTTCTACTATACTTTCCTTATTTATTGGGCATCCCATAAACAACAAATACAAAATCAACAAAGAAAATATAGATGTAACTGCAACTTTTAAATTATCAATGGCATAAGTATGAATTTGTATATAAAATAGAGTAAAAATTAAAGCTGATATCACTATTGCCCAACTAAATAGTTTAAAACAATACCCTATATATCTTTTTTTATTAAATATACACTTTTTTCTAATTCCTGGTGGATTTTCATGTTTGCCTTTAGCCAAGCCATTTTGGACTCTTAATTTTTGCCAATCTTCTCGAATTCCAAAAAAATATAAAAAGCACGTACCAATAATATAATAGCAGAACCAGATACACGCATATTTATTTTGTACAATTAACAACTTAAAATTCATGGAGTTCTATAGCTCTTTCTATGTCTATTTCTTCTTTTAATTCTGTATATAACCATAAATCTTCTTTATGCGAATAATCTGATATTTCTGCTGCAGTATACATATCAAATTTATCTAATACTTTTTTAAGAATTTCTTTCTCTTTCTCTTCATATGCGCTGTTTTTAAGCTTAATTCCTGGTAAAATTACAGTTCCGTAATTTGTACTCTTTAATTTTATTAACTTAGCTTCCGCAAAAAAATCCAAATGATCATCTAAGTTTTCTATTACAGGTCCATGATAATCTTTAATAAATTTATAGTTTAACAGTATGTCTCCATATTTTTTATAATATAAAAACTGAGCATAAAATAGAAGTTTATTCAACTTAGTTTTATATAATCTTTGTGTAGTTCTTTGTGCAAAATAAAGAATACACTTAACCAAATTCACTTGATCCCTTAACCTTACATTCCTAATCGGTTCTTTTTGTTGTCTATTATGTTCATTCAGATAAATCACCTTACTCACCCTTCCCCCCTCCTTTCATTTCTACATTTTACTATGATATCCTTCTTTTTGCAAAATTTGTCGAGCGATTTTGTTTTAGTTTAATCCTCCTAGTCATTTCCAAATAATGTTTATTCTATACTTATTTTTTACCCTCATATAATCTATGAAAAACTTGTTCAAAATTAAGATAAAAATTAATCTTATTAATATTATATCACTAATTCAAATATATACGAACATATGTTTGTTTTTATTTCTAATATATGGTATTATTTTCTTGAGGTGATTCTATGAATCGTACTTTAAGTAAAAGACAACAACAAATACTTGATTATATAAGAAAAGAAATAGACGAGAAAGGCTATCCTCCTACTGTTAGAGAAATTTGTGATTCTGTTGGTTTGAGTTCTTCTTCTACTGTACATGGACATTTAGAAAATCTTGAAAAGAATGGTTATATTAGAAGGGATTCAACTAAGCCAAGATGCATTGAAATAGTAGAAAAGGAAAATAACAAACATATCATAGTTCAGGCTTCAAAAGATAATATTGCTCTTGGGATTCTAAAAGGAGATCATATACTTTTGAAAAATGTTTCTCCTAAAAAAGATGATATTATAGCTGTGCGCATTAATGATAAGATTTCTTTCAGGAAATATACTAGATCGGCTAAGAATATTCTAGGCGTTGTCGAAGGGGTGTTTAGGAAGTTATAAAGGAAGGGCAGGAAATCTTTCCTGCCCTGTTTAATTGATTGCGTTATTTTTTAAATTTGACCATCTTGATGCCATAACATATTTAACAACACTTGAAATTGTGTCATTCATATTATTAAACTTTATTCTTTTTTTGAAGTTATCTAAGCCTATCTCAAGTAACATTTTTCCAAAAACTTCGTCTGCGCAAGATTGATTGATTCCTTCAACATTAATAAAGTCAATTACTATATCTTGGTCTTGTTTATTGAATTCAACAATTATTTTTTGTCTAATGTTTGCTCCCAAATCTCTAGTGCTTAAAACTTTTCCCCATTGATCCATTCTAATCACCATAAAGCACCTCCTTAAATCCAATCAAAATCCTCCGTACTATCCATCGGAAATTCCCTATCAAATATATTTTTTACATTTACCTCATTGTCTAATTGAAACTCTAACGCTACTATTGTTCCTGTCCAGCAATCAATATCCATTTGTAATACATCATTTCCATTTTTTATCAAACATAACCCCTTTCCGGAAATAATTTTCATTCTTCCATAGTTTTCTTTTATAAATTCTGATGAGAAAAATAGTCCTTCTCCAGTATGGCCTTTTCCATATTTACTTGATATACCTTTTCTTAGTGCATAAAGTATATATTCGTGGTCATAGACTAAGCAATCCCTTTCTGAAGGGTCTATATTATTGCTGGATTTTAAACTTTTTGGTATGCCAATTCCGCAATCTGCAATACATATTTCAAGCTTTCTTTTATTTCGATAAGTTTGTGCACATATAAAACCGTTAATAGGCGATAATGAATGACGTATTGTATTATCTACTATTTCTCCTATTGAATATGAAACCGCTTCTAATATATTAGAATCTCCTTTTATTTGTGATTGAAAAATATGTTTAAAGTGCTCTGCTATTTGTGAATCTTCATTTGGATTCTGCCCTTTTAATTTCTTTTTAAGTTCCATCAATCTATTTGAACAGTCATATCTACATTGTGTTATACCTATATCAACACCAAAAAGCGTTGTAAAAAAATCCATTCGTTCAAAGTAAGAATTTACATGTTTAGAAGGTATTAATTTGTACTCATTTGCTATTTTTATTATGCTGACAATACTTAATCAAACAGGCCAAAAGTGCAAAAATCCAACTGGAGAAATAAATGTTAAATGTTCTAAGTCAAAAACAAGACTATCATATTTTGTGTAATTATTATTCAACACATTATTATTATCTGCCAAAAAACTATCTAATGTATCAAAATTTAACGCTCCTCGAACTCTTACAGTTAAATCCAAAGTTAATCCCCCTTTTTAGTAAAACATTTTTCCTTTTTTGTCAATTAATACTATTTCTACATAATATTTAAACTTTCCTCTTTTTTACTAAAATAGGGAATACATACATTATATCAGAACATACGTTCTCGGCAAAGCAATATTATAATTTCAAAAGGGTAGGAGTAATCCTACCTTATCAATACATTCTATATCTCCCCATCTATAGCAGCAACTTCATCCTGCTATACACACATTCCCCTAAACACAGCATATACCACTCTCTTATTGCTTTTTCGTAGGAAATATTAATTAGTTGATTTTTCATATAATTCGTCTAATGTCATGCCAAGATAATCAGCAATTTTTTTCGCAACACCAATTTTCATACTATTAAAATTCTTTTTCCCAGATACATAATCTGATATAGTTTGTTGTGGTATCCCTATATCCTTTGATAACCTGTAACCAGAAACATTGTTATCTTCTAATACTTTTTTAAATGCCATTTAATCACCCTATTTCCTTCTTAATAGATCAATTATTAGTAGTGTTATCCCTAGATAGAATAATACATCAAATACTTTATATGGTGTTAATAAGTGAAGTGCTTGAATAATCAATAAGCCTACTAGATATTTTTTTTATTCATAGTTTTTATGCTAGATGTGATATAATAGTATTAAGAGTTGGGGCTTTTTTTAGCCCTGTGATTAGTCGTTTCTATCTCTTTGAAGTGCAACTACTATGGCGATGGTACTTACTACTTCGAAGATGATATGGACGACTTTTTTTCAATTTCATCTAGCATTTCCTCACCTCTCTTTCTTAATTATATTATACCGTATTTTTCGGTATAGTGTCAAGAAATATTTTTCCATTTTTCTCAAAAATCAAAAAACAGGAGCCTAAGCCCCTGCGTCTTCTTTCTTCTCACTTTTTGGATCATGCTTCGTGAAAAAGAAAGTAGTAATACTGCTGCTACTAGCAATCAAAGCACCTAAAATCATTAGTATCATTTTTTCTTGTCTAAAATAGAATAATGCTCCTGAAAGGACAAGAAGCACTATTAAAGCATATACATATTCAAATTTGATTTTCCTTATAAATTCCATAATATTACCTCCCTATGTTTTGTATGTACCAAAAGAAAAAGCCTAGCAATGTAGTACCGCCTAGCATTACTAAAGCTTTAATCCAGCTTGTTAGATTCTCTAATTTTTCTATCAAGCTTGTAATTTTCTCTCCTGTTTTTGCATTATTTATTTCTAGTTGTTTAATTCTATCAGCATGATTGTTTAAACGATTTACAATCTCCTCGTGTCTTTCACATACCATAGCAACACCTACTTTCTATCTGTTAATTGATCCAGTAATGCAAATACTTCTCCTCTTGTAATTGGATCATTGAATCTCTTTTCATGTATTGTAATGCCCTTGTTGTTAAGATTAATAAAACACTTTTCGGCCCAATGTTTTTTCTTTCTTTGAAAAGCTTCAGCAAGTACTTTGTTCATAGGAAACTTAGTTCCAGGACAACTCTTGTATTTTGCAAAATGATTATGTCCGTAAATCTTCATCTTTCCATATCGCTTAAATATATCTTCTAATAACTCATAAAGCTTATCTAATTGCGCCTGTGGTGGTTCTGCTATATCAAAATTTCCTACCAAACAAATTCCAATTGATTCAAAATTGCAATGCTGTTCTTTGCAATGCGCTCCTGGTGTCTTTTCATCTCTGCCTTTTAGAATTTCATATTTATCTCCAACTTTTTCTATCACATAATGATAGCCTATATCGCTCCATCCCCTAACCTGCATATGATATCTTTTGATTGCATTAAAATCAACAACCTTACCATCTTTAGTAAGGCTATGATGTAAAATAATTTTATTTGGATTATTCATATTGCATTTCCTCCTCTTTTCTGCATAAAAATAACACCTATAAGGTGCTTATACTATGCATTTTCAATCTCTGTTTTTTTCTGTTGATACTCTTGTTGTAGTCTTGTTACTTCAGCATCTTCACCTAAATCTCTCGCATCTCTAATAAGTTGCAAGTATTGATTTTTAAGTTCTTCTAATTTTTTCTCCTTTAGTTCTTCTGTTATATCAGTTTCTACTCGCCCATCTACAGGTGTATAATCAACACCATCTACATTAATTAAATCTGTATTAGTTATATCATCTACATAATCACCATTATCTAAATCGAATTTTACCCATTTATAAATTCTTGTATTTCCTTCTTCAACCTTTTCTAGCTTCATTTCTTTTCCATACCACTTTTTAATCACAGCATTTTGAATTCCTGTATCAACTTCTTCGACTTCAAAAACTGTACCATTTTCTACACTAAACATATCATTACCCTCCTTATTAATCTAATACATATCCATAAACAACAGAATTGTAACTGGAAGTAACATCAACATAAATACTTAAACTTGAATCAAATCTTATTGGGGCATTTACAAAAGTTAAACTACCTGATGTATCAGCATATGTTTGCATTACATAATCACTTAAATTTATAATATCACTACCATCTATGTTTACTCTTAAAGAATACAAATCTGCATTATCACAAAGGTGTACTGCGAGATTTATTAACTCTCCACTTCCGGTTATATTAAGTATATTTACTTCACCTACATCTCCTCTAATATGGTCTACTGCCCCTACTCTAATTTTACTCGCATCGTAAGCATTTCCATTCAAATTTTTCCACTTCCCTCCATAGTAATATTGTAAACTTCCATTGTATTCTCTGAAATGCAATCCATCTACCATGTCTGCATCAAGCCCACTACCGGAACCATCATGCATATTTGTCCATACTTTAGCCCATGCTGTCCATGTTCCACTATATCTACTTCTTACATACATGGCGTTGCCGCTATTATATTGAACTGCTATCTGCATAGCATTTCCACCTATTGTGCTATAGAAATAAGTTTGAATATGCCAATAGTGAACCGAATCTGGTGCATTACCGTGCTTAGTTAGTATATGTCCATAAGTAGTAGTATTAGGGTCTTGGTTAGTTGTACCTAAATTTACTAATGTCATAAACTCTGTATAATTTTTCCCATCTAACTTATCACTATCTGCTGCCTTTGAGGTTTTGTCAAGTTTACTATTTGCGGTATTCAAAGCTACTACTGCTTTGTCATATGCGGTTTTAACTGCTTTACTACTTGCTGCAACAGTCGAACTTGTACTGGTTACACTATCACTTATGGCTCTTTGTGCTGTTATATAGCCTACATCATTACTTAACTGACTTAATTTTGTCGGCTTTATGCTATCCGCATAATTCTTTGCATTTTGTTCTGCGGTATCCGCTTTCGCCTGTGCTCCTGATGGTGTTTCTTTCGAATTCCAATCGGATTTTTCGCTGTCAGTGACAAATCTATGAGTGCTATCTTCTGTAATCATGGTTGCTGGATGCACAGAAGGATGTTGATAGTTATTTGCATTGTCTTCTATACTATCCAACTTTGTTTTATCCTCTTTGCTCATCCTGCCATCTTCTGTAGCACTTGCTTTTTTAGCGACTTCAGCATCAATAATATCCATGTTTTCATTAATCATATCAATATCCGCAGTTTCATTCCCAGCAGGTTTTTTAAGACCAATATTAGTTGTCAAATCAGGCATTATATCACCTCGCTATACAATTATTTGCCTTGTTTTTAAATTGTCCCAAGTACCTGTTTTTACGTCATTCCAAGTTATATTTTTTACTTCACTCCATACTGTATAAGTAAATTCATATTCTACTGCCAGATGTGCTGGTTTGATTTCCTCTATTGCTGCTTTCAAATCTTCTATGTTGGGGGGTATGCCTCTTGTATCGATAAATTTTATGATAAAGATATATGATTCAAAGTTTTCTATAACCTCAACAGTACCCTTATCATAACTCTCAGCTACCGATTTTATTAAATCTTTTGTTACTGTTGCATTTCCCCTAATTCTACCTATTATTACACTTCTTCTTTGATCAATAGGTTTTAGTATATCGGTTGGTATATTTAAAAGTTCCTCATATTTTTCAAGACCTTCATCAGTAGCTGTAGCTAACAATAATTCTATTTCTAGTTTGTCAATTTCATTTTGTATATCATCTAATGCTTTACCTAACACATTTAATTCCTTATCATTTATACCATTATCTTTATATAAACCATCTGGCAACTGATTCTTAATTATTTCTTTATACAACATTTATAACACCTGCCTGTGCTACTTCTGTTTCTGCAAGAACAATATTAGTTGTAGGACTAGTTATATCAACATCATCAACCTCATTTAATTTAAATAAAGCATTAATTATTCCAGCTATCTTTACAACTCCTCCTATTTCTATAGATTCTATATAATTTTTTATTGTATCTTCTACAATCATTCTGATATCATCAATAGTATTAGTTACACTTGGAGTAATAGTTACATCTACATTAACATTAACTACAGTAGGTTTTATTACCTTTGCATCAGCTCCAACAGGTCTTCTTTCATCAATATAAGATTGCACTTCACTTACCAAAACATCACTTGGTAACCCCGAAGAAGTAGAAATAAGAATATCAACTGTTCCAGCTCCTCGATTCAAAGGTAATGCTTTTGCTATAGTCACTCCTTCAACAGCAAGTGCCCAGTTTTCATAATCTTTTTTATTCCCTCCAAGCTGAGGGCTTCTCACTTTCTCAAGTAACCTTTTTCTATATTCTTCTTCATCTTCTAAATCGGTACCACCAGTAAATGGCTCAAGATTAATCACATATTCTATTCCCGCAGGTGGTTCCGTTAAAATTGTAAAAGTTCCTGCTTCAACATTTCCATTTGTTCCTGGTTCCTCTGCTTCAGCTACTATATCTACATATGTATTTCCAACAGTAAGAATAGCTTCTTCTGTAGTTACTCCTCTGATTATTACCCCATTTCTTTCTAATGTAGAAAAGGAAGTTCCAGCAGGAATCAGAATATCTTCTATAGCAGCAGTATTCCTTCCCATTCTCACAATTCCTGTTGCTTTTGTTGCTTGTTTTCTATCCACCCCATAAATATAACCATGAAGTTCTAAATATTCTCCTGTAGCTGTTTGAGGAAAAGCTTGCTTCAATATATACCCTTGATTATAAAAGAGTCCTTCTATTTGTGAAGCTAAAACTTTCGATTTTATTGCTATATCAGAAGCACTTGAAATTTGACTTACACCTAATTCTTGAGCAAAATCTTGAAGCATTTCTTGTAATATTTCTTGCATATCTTTCTGTATCAAGCAAACACCTCCATTTTATCCTGGATTCCATTCCAAATAAAAAAGATAAGAATTAATATTTTTTTCTTATCTATCAAACTTACTTCAATTTTTTCAATTGTAATATCCTCTTCTGGTTTAAGTGCCTCTCTTACATATACATCTGCCATTTGAGGAACTTCAGATCTTTTCGCTCTATATAGAAGTTTTAATCTACTTCCTAATGTTTCATCATGAATAAAGCTTCCTCTTTCTATTGTAAGCCTTATCATCATGCTTTGTTTCTTTGCTTCAATCCCTGTAATCATTTGCACATCCCCAAGCCCTTTTCTAACCAAATCACCTTTTTCTATTTTATAATCAATCATTTATTCACCACCCTAGATGGTTTTAAAATCTCCAGCTTTTACCGTGCCATTTGTTGTAATTCCATCTGTTACATTTAAACTCTTATTAATAGTTACATCACCATTAACACTCATATTGTTTTGTATTACAACACTACCATCTTTTTTAATTACAACAGCATTGTTTATTACTACATCTCCATTATTTTTACATCTTATAGTAGCACCTCCCATTGAATATATTTCAGTTTCTCCAGCAGGAATAGTTGTATCAACTTCTGTTCCTACAGCTACAATAGTTTTTCCGTTAAACCAATTTTTAATTAACTCTACCGACTTACCACTTGGCGGATTCCATCTGATTCCAAATGGAGCAATAAGCGGTATTTCTCTATATTCACCTACACCATTAGCATTAATTCCTTGTCCAGTATCAGAACTCGTTACCGTTGCTAATTCACTTGTATTATAATTGTTTTGTTTATTTTCTCTATCTCTTTTTCTTTGAAAGCTACTCATTACAATCCCTCCCAAAGCGGTCTTAGTCTTATAATTTTTTCATTTCCTACATTATTATTCTTTTTATGTCTTACTCCAACAACAAAAAAGACACCATCTGTTTTGGTGACTTTATCTTTTACATATGCAGTTTTATTAGTTTCTATCTTATGTCTGCCATTGATAGTTATTTCAATTTCAAAACTTCCTCTTTTTCTTTCATCTACATACCTTTTAGCAATTTTTTCTCCTTCTGCTATATTTTTAGCATCTCCATTTTCAATAATCATTCTTCTTGCATATCCTAAAGCTGTTAATACTGTATCTTTGAATTTTGCAGTAAAAGTTTTCTTACTATGACCTCTTACCCATACCTCTGATTTTATATCTGCACCTCTTTTCCTCTTAGAAAATCTTTTCATTCTTATAGCATTTGATATGGACATATCATTGCTAAATGTATATGAAGGTTCTTCTTTATAATTTAAAACATCTGCTATTATCGTACTATTTGAAGTACACCAAAGCCACATTCCGAGCTTTTTACACTCTCTAAATAAAGTATCCCATTCACTATCACCTACTTCTACAACTATTTTATCTATAACCTTGTCATAAATAGGATTTACTTGGAAATTTGTAAAACCATATGGCGCAGCAATCTTTTTTAAAAAATCGCTGAATTTCAATTTGTAATATGTTTTAGGTTCTGCATCATTCTCTAAAAGCAGCATTGATCGATCTCTGCCATCTATTTCAATCTTTGCTCCTTCTTCTCCCCAAGTTTCATCCAGATCATCAGCCATTCCATCCAATATAATCTCATTATCCTCATAGATTCTAAATCTATCATTAGGATTTAACATCTCAGCATTTACACCATGTCCATCAGGACCAACTGGATTATCAATAATTATGTTAAAGTGATCCGCAGGAATATCCATAGAAGTTTCAATATCATACTCACTCATTCTTTGTATCTTAAATTGCTTTTTATGTTTATTACTATCTACTATAACCAGCATATATCTCACCTACACAATCAGCTTTTGTCCTGGATAAATCAAATTTGGATTCTTTATAGAAGGATTTTTCTTTACAATTTCTTTCCACGTAGTTCCATATCTTTTAGCAATTAAAGAAAGGCATTCTCCTTTTTTTACGATATGTTCTTTTAATTCAGCTTTACTAATCATTGCTGGTTTTGCCTCATATGTATAAGGTAAAACCATCTCTTTCTTAACTTCAACTATTTTTGTTTCAGGAATATGCTCTATAAAACTAAAGCTATATCTTACATAGTTTGGTGTTGGCTCCTGCTCAGGTTCTAGCCTTGTAAATACTGCCTGTTGTATTTGCCATACGGGATGTACTAATAAGCCAGGTCCTGGATCATAGAATACGGAAGCTAATTTTCCAAACTCTTCATATGCTCCTTCCCCAATAAATTCTCCCGTACCCGATACTTCCCTAGGCTTCATGCCTAAATCCTCTACTTCATTAATATTTGTATAAGGATAATGATGTACAGCTGTATTCTTTTCATATCTCATGGTATAAGTAGATGGGTTGACTGGCCATATATAACTTTTATATTTCAATGGAGCTAAAGACATTTCCTCACTTCCTTTCTTTTTCTTGCTTCATATTTAAGCCATTTTCTATGGTGCTCTTATCCTGCTCATGCTTGTCACCCCATAAGAAAAAGCACCCTATACAGAGTACTTTTTATTTTGCTTTTTATCTTTTTTATAATTAGTGTTTATATATATTGTATCTTCAATTTGAATTGAATCTAGCCAATCAATATCTAAACTAATTTCAATTACTGGTGTATTCATGCTACTTCACCACCATTGTTAATATACACAACACGATAAGTCTTACTTCTATTTGTTGAAGTAACATATTTAATATCAGTAGGATAATTATTATCCAATAACCATTGTTTTTACTTTTATCAATAACAGTTTTTTTGTATATTGTGTTGTAGTCCCCATATGTCCATTCTTCTCGAAAAGAAACTGTTTCTTTTTTTCATTATCACCTATTTCTATATTTTCTAAAATAGCTTTGATTGCTTGACCATGAGGTTTATTTGTTTTAGAATATATACCTACTACTTTAGCAATGCTTTCGAGATCAAATATTTCTTTATCTGCTTTCAATTCTTCTATCGGCAAGTCTATTCCCGCTTTACGATATATCTGCTTAAGTGCTAATGCTTGATATTGTGGCTTTAATCCTGCTTTGTCCAGTACAGGAAGCATTATCTTTGCTGTTTCATTTAGTGTTGTTAGGCTTTCTATTTCATCAGCCTTATCTCTAAGCATTTCGGGATTAGCATTATTAGTGATGTATGCACCTTCTTTTCTGATAGATGGCAATACTTCGCTTGTTACCCATCTTTTGAATTTCTTTGCTGTTGGTAGTTTACTGCTTAATATCAAACTGTAAAGTCCACTTTCATTGATTATCCATGTTTCTTGTATTCCACCATTTGTAGGGATGGGATGTTTCGTCCTATCCTCTTCGTCAACATGTCGGACAATTGCTTTATGAGGTTCTTTATAATCTAATATTTTAGCAATATCATTACCTACAAAATATGGTTCATTATTAATCATTAAAGTTCTAACTTTACCGAATTGTTCATTAGTAAATACTTTCAATTCGTTCATTATAGTACCTCCTTCTTGTTTTCACCCTCGAGGTATGCTATAATGAACATAGCAATACCCTTTGGGTGTTGTTGTAGTAGGAAGTCCGTGGGTCGCCAAACTCACAGCGGGCTTCCTTTTATTTTTTGTTTTTTTTCAAGATATACTTTACTTCTTTTTCAATTTCAAAGTTGCCTTCAATGTATCCTTGCATAAATGCTTCTAATACATCATTCATTTTTACATTGTTTTTTGCACACGCTTCTTTAAATTGTTTCTGTATATCTTCGTCAATTGTAGTTGTGAATTGTTTTCTCGCCAATCAACCACCTCCTTATCTATATAATAATATTTGTGATTATATTTGTCAATATATTTTTACCCATATTTTTATAAAATTATACAAAATAAAAAAAGACCACTCAAAGTAGTCTATTCTGCAAGAATTATATATTTATCTTTCATGACATTATTTTACTCCACCACTAAATTAGAAGAACCAAAATATTCATCTAAAATTCTATCGTACATTTCCCATGCCAAATCATCATCAAATATCTTGATAAGTTTTGCATATCCTCTTTCTGATAACAAATATATATTTTTGGATGCATTTAATGAACCTTGTGTAATAAATCCGCTATTCTTTAAAATAATAGCAAACTTACTATCTTTCCAATCAATAATATCTACATTATCTTTAAATCTATTTCTATTTTCATTGATTAATTTATTTACATTGAAAAGTTCTCTGTTATGTAAAACCGCAATATCTTTCGCTAACATAGCTCTTTTACCTTCACCAAAGCCACCAGCAATACAAGGTATTTCAATTCCACATACTTTAGTAGTACCTTTTAACATTAGTTCATTTTTCATAAAATTTTCCTCCTTAGTTTCATTAGTATTTGACTAAATCCACCAAGATAGGCTATAATAATATATGTGAAGTATTATTATGTGCCTATCTTGGCATTGCCTTTTAGTTTTTTACTAAAGGGCTTTTTAATTTTTTTGTTGCTGTTTTCCTTTTCATGTACATATAATTCCTCATTTCTCATATACACTACTTACTACAAGCCATTTCAAACATTGACAATTGACTAACTTTTCTATCTGCTTTTACAATTTTTATAGATTCATCTATTACTGCCATATTTTCAGCTAATGTTTCAGCAGGTATGTCTTCCCAACAAGTTCCACCTAGTATTATTAAAACTCTCTGTTTTACGAGTTCATACTCTTCATTGGTTCTTTCGATTCCTAAAGATCTCTTAATATATCTACCAACACTTGCCTTTTGTCGTGATGAAGGTCTTACCAACTGCGAAAGTTTTTCTATTTTTTCATCAAGTTTATCTTCTATAAAGTTTTCTAGTTTAATCATTGAATTATTATTTAGTTGTAAGCCTGTTTTTATTTCTGAAAGTTTTTCTACATAATCAATTAATCTGTATCTTACTGCTGCATCATATCTAGCTCCTATCTGCATAACTCCTTTTTTATTCAACTTATAACATGGTAGCTTTCTCCCAGTAGCATCTTTATATTCACTCAGCTCAAAAATGAGCTCAGCTCTTAGTCCTTTATTTTCTAGTTGTTCTATTTCATTCTTAATATCTCTTATAACATTCTTATGTTTTTTACTTGTTATTTTTGCAACCTCTAAACTTGTCATAGTCACTTCTTTTTCATTTAGTTGTAAAAAGTTCATTTTTTCCTCCTTTGTTTTTAATCGCATTTACTAATATTTTTTAATTTCACTAGGTAAAAAAATTAAATCTCTAAATTTTAATTTTTCTTTCTCACAATACTCATAAATACCTCCGAGAAGTTTTGATCCTGCTTGACTATCTGTATTTATGAATCTGTGAAGTTGAGATGATGTTACTTTTAATGCTTTTGCACATTGATAATAATTTTCATTGAATTTACGTTTAAAAATTTCTTCCTTGAATATCTTTTTATTAACTAACATTTTGAACCTCCTTTCTATATCAATTATTGTTTATTTTCAATATTTTTTTCGATTATTTTGTATTTATTGTTTATTTTCAATACTACATTGTTTAAAATATCTATATAGGGAGGTATCCACAAATGAATTTCGATAAAAAAAAGCTTTCAGAGTTGCTTATTATAGCTAAAGGGGATAGATCGTTAAATCAATATGCTTTAAAAGCCAATGTTGATTCTGGCTATTTATCAAGACTAATAAATATGAAAAGATCATCTCCTCCATCTCCAGATATTTTAGATAGATTAGCAAATGCCGCTCATAATAATGTTTCTTATAAAGATTTAATGATAGCAGCAGGATATATAGAAGTTAAAAATTTCCCTGACCATACCGATTATATAGAATATGATGAAACCGGAGAAGTAACGAGTATATATACTTATCCACCTGACAAAAAAGATCTTAAAGATATGTTTTATGATTATCTAAAAACTTTAGATCCCGATTCTGTTTTACTTGATATCTTTGAAAATTATGAAAGTTGGACTGAAGAAGATAAACAATCACTTAAAGATTATGTTCAATTCCTAAAAAGTAGAAAGAATAAAAAGACCACCGCAGACAGTGATCTTTAAAAATTTATCAAGTTACAAAAATATAATAATAAACTGGATATGTTATCTATTAACCCTATCCTTATGTTTTCTAGTGTTTCGCAATATTTTTAGCTTCTATTTTTCTTTTGAAATACATTAGCTCAATTTCCCTTTTTTAAACTTTGGCTATTTTTCAATGCTTTGAGTAGTTATAAAAATATAATTTCTAATGTAACTATAAAAGACCACTGATCGGTGGTCTTTAAAACTGTTTTTATATGTTATAATATTTTTATCCCCAATAGAAAGGGGGTGAAGCATATTGGCTCCAGAAACGAAAGACAAAGCAGAATACATAGTACAGATACTATCAGCTATTGCAGCACTAATCACAGCAATAGCAACATTAATCAATGCAGTAAAATAGGTAGCAGAAAAGCAGGTGTGCCCGCACCTGCTTTTCTTATCTGCATATTGGCTCCAAATTTTTGAATGTACTTCTTTATAATATTATTATACAATATTAAGGTATTTTATACAAATGAAAATTATAATTTAAACAAATATGAAAATCTCTATTGGTGATCTTTATATAATTGTACTATTTTCTTTACTTAAAAACACTTCTTTGTTTTTCTTTAGCAGAATTATAATAGCAACATAAATAGGAATAAAAATTAAAGCAATATAATCTTGCTCACTAAGAATTTCTATTCCATACCAAAACAAACCTAACACACTTGTGCCAATTCCCCAACTGTACCCCCAACTTTTCCTTTTCCAAATTCCATTCCCTATAAAAAAAGTTATTGTTGTCATTACTATATTCCATCCTGCAAGTATTGCTGTCTCAAAATAACCATATGTTATTACATAAAAAACTTGTAATAAAGCGATAATGCTCCAAATTGCTCCTTCGATATAAAAAAGAGTTGCAGCGATTTTAATTCCTTCTGTAAAATTATTATTTATTTTTTCTCTAGTGTTTTCCCCTTTGTTTGGAAGTGGAGGTGGTTCTCTAAAACTCTTTTTATTCTCATTAATCTCTTCTTTAAATTTTATTCCTGGTATCTTTTTTGCTTTTAACCAATCTTTCATACCTTCGTGCCATATATAATCATCATGCCTTAAAGTTCCTTCTTCAGCCATCCTAAAAATTTTATCCCTAGATACAGGTCCGAATCGTTTATCATCTTTTCCATAATACCAAATTTCCATAGATATATTGCGCTGTTCTATTTCCTTTTTAGCATATCTTAGTGCTGCATCTGTATATTCAGAATAAAATTTCTCATATAATTTTAATAATTCATCATCAGACAATGATTTAATTTTTTCTTCAATAGTTTCCGACATATCGCATTCCTCCTTTACTAAATATTACCATACAGTTTTAGAAGTAGCAATATGCCGAATATACTGTTAAACTTTATGTTTGTAAGATTACATAAAATCTTATGCATAAATTATGTTTTAAGTATGACTCTCTCTATATATATTTATCTATATTTTATTATGTATATATATTTTTACCATACTTTCTACATTGTCTTTCCAGATACTTTTCTACGCCTTCATAATCAATTTTTCTAACATATTGATTTGCATTTTTACCATCTATATAAACACTTACCTTTGGCGGATCAACTTTGATTTCATTTTTAATCTGCATACTATTATCAAGACCAAACACTCCTTTTAATGAGTTCATTAATGTTTCTATAAAACTTTCTTTTGGAGCGGTAATGGTTGTTTGTATTTTTTGTAGTTTTTGAATTTCCTTTCCACTTACTATTCCATAATCAGTAGTAGCATATGAGTTTTTATCGACCTTTTCTAATCCTGCGTCTCTTTTTTTATTTTTATCATATTCTCTATACAATTGAATTCCTGCAAGTGCTAAAACTGGAATACCACTTAGAAAAGCTGTTGTTACTCCCTTAGTTATAATTGCAGCTTCTAATTCTGCCGCAGCAATTTTCTCAGCTGTTTTTACACTTCCATCAACTAATAGTTTTTCTACTACTTTTTTACCTCCTGTACCTATTAAATATTTTTTGCCATAGTTTAATCCTTTCTTTATAATTTGCTCTCCTGCCTTAAGCATAAGTATATCTTCCGCTGTCCTTGTAAAAATATTTCTACCTCCTGAACCACCTATACTATTTACTGATTTCCCATATACATTTACTATATTTGCTTTTACATTCATAGTCTGCATAGTCTTCGTAAGATGTTCTGCTAGAGAATCTTTTTTACCTCCTTTGTTAAATAGTTTTCTGAACCACATATATGCATCTGCTGTTTTTTTTGTTGCATATATTGCACCTAGACTTTTGGCTACATTTACTGCTTTTTCTCTGTTTTCAGCCCCTTCTTCGCCTACAAAATTCAAAGCAAGATTCCCTATGGTATCAACAAACTTAGCTAACGGAGGATTAATTTTTTCTAATTGTTCAACACCTTCTTTTAGTCCTTCTCTAAATTTATCAATCGGGGTTATATCCAAATCTTTAAGCTGAATATCAATCAATGCTATAGATTCTTTTATTACTTTTTCTCGCATCAAATATTCATCTTTACTTATTTTCTCTTTTTTAAGTTCATCTTCATTCATCATCAATTTATCTTGTAAATCCGCCTTTCGAAATTCTAATTTTTGCTTTATTATAATTGGTTCTGTTAATGAATCAAAGAAAGGCTTTAAAGTATATATCTGTTCTGCCCCAGTTGCTTTAATATTATTCCATAATAATTTAAGTTGAGTATTGATATTATTTAATCTATCTTCAAATGCTTCTTGCATGGTCCCATCTGCATTTTCCATTTCTTTTACTACTTTTGCATAATCTTTAGCTTGAGCTATAAGTGTTTGGAACCCTCTTACTGCCTCTTGTCTTCCCATTACCTCTTTTAAAAATCCTGCCTGTTCTGCTCCAGTCATTTTCCTTTTTTCAAACTGCTCATTTAAATCCTTTAGTATTTCAACTAATGGTCTAGTATTATTATATTCATCCTGCAGTTCTACCCCAAATTCTTTCATTCTTTTAATGACTTTTGGATCAGTTAATCTATTCAACATACTTCCAAGCTGAGTAGTTGCTTGTGCAGCAGGAATACCATTCTTAGTTATCTGTGCAATACCTCCATATAACTCTTCTATAGACATACCAGCACTATCAGCAGCTTTCAAAATACCAGTATCTAGTGAAGATGCTAATTGTGAATATTCAGTCATACCTCTTTTGACTGTTAAGAACTGTACATCTAGTATATGATTTAAGTCTTTAACTTCTTTACCGAAAGCATTCATAGTACCCATAGCAGCCTTTGTTACAACAGGCATATCGGTCATTCCTGCTATAGATGCCATACCAAACTTCCTTGAAATCATCGTTGCATATTTTGGATCTGCACCAGCTGAAATCGTATCATAAATACCTTGTGTAATCTTTTGGAAATCTGTAGGAATCATTTTATACATCTGAATAGAATCTTTTATCATTTTTTGTTGACTTTGAGCTGTTTGATCATATAATGTATTTACCTTTGAGATACCATCTTCAAGCTGTGCAAAATCCCTTAAGGTAGATACTGCATAAATAGACATTGCTGCAGCTGTTCCTTGAAAGGTTCTTTTTGCAATTTTATCCATGAATTTAAGCCTATTTGCAAAAGTTAATACCGATTTACCTGTTCTTGCGAAATTTCTTGAAAAATTATCAGTGGCTCTTCTTCCTTCTCTATCCATTTCTCTTAGTCCACGTCTTACATCTAAAAAAGCTCCTCTTGCTTTATTTTGTGCATCAATAATAATATTTACTTCTCTTTCTCTACCCAATTTATCACCTACTCTTCCAAAAGAGTTTTAAACTTCTCTTCATCAAAATTTTTATTTACTTCAAACTCTTTTTCTTCTTCAATTGTTTTTCCACATCTTGAGCATGTTTTCTTCTTGATTTCTTCTTTACATTCGCTACACATACTTTCTATCTTTTCATCTTGATCTATTGATAAATTTGCATATATCCAAATCAATTGCCCTTCTGTAAGCTTTTTAAAAGCATCTTCTGATGGAAGTACCTTAAAATATTCTGCAATTCTCCATCTAATTCTTTCAGTTGTGTCTGATTTAATTTTTTTTTAATCTCTTCAAATTCTTCGTTTGTCATATCCTCAATTTCAGGAAGTTTTCCATTCTGAACCTCTAGAAATTCACTATGCAATGCATATATCTGCTTTGGATTAGTATTCTCTTGGATTTCTTCAAAGCTGTCAGCAAAAGGTTCTTCTAAATTCTCTGCATTTCTCATGGCTTTTAATAAAATATATGTATTAAGTATTAAATCTCCAGTGTCCACATCCACATGATGTTTCGTAATGTACTTAATAGCTTTTTCTCTTGCTTCTATAATCTCCTTTGTACTTAACTGAACCAAAGCTACTTTCATATCTGTATCTGGAAAATCTATTATTTTATGCTCTTGTATTCCTTTTCTTAAATTTGCTAATTTACTCATTATTTTACCGTTACAAAATACCTACAAAAACTTATAAACAAACTAAAGATTTATAAGTTTAACGCTTTATTCCTTGTTCATAGAGTCCAGTTTTGCCTAAGCTACTCCTGTTTGATATGACTCTCTGAAGGCGTAAATTCCCCACTAACGAATGGGTACATATCAGTAGTATCTTTTTAAGTGATTAAGCTACTGATTTATCATATTTAGGATAATCTCTAAGGTTAAGACTTGCATTATAATCTCTATCAATTGCATTTCCACAATCACATTTGTATATTCTATCAGACAACTTTAAATCCTCATTAATCTGACCACATTTACTACACAATTTGCTAGAAGGGAAATATCTATCTGCAATGATTAGCTCAACATTATACCAATTACATTTATATTCAAGTTGCCTTCTAAACTCTCTTAGTGATTGTTCCTGTATTGCTCTTGATAATTTTTTATTCTTTAACATGCCACTTACATTCAAATCTTCAATAACAATATACTTTGGCTTGGCTTTCACCAAAGATGTTGTTATATGATGAATGTAATTGTCCCTTAATCCTTTAATTTTCCTATAAAGCTTTCTTAGTTTATTTTCAGCTTTTATAATATTTTTAGTTTTCTGGTATTTGTAACGGTTTTCACCTCCTTCTATTTTGGTTTTATTCATCTCATATTTTCTTGAAATTTGTCTTTGAAGTCTTTTATATTTCTTAATTAACTTCTTCATTTTTAGTGATTTGTTAATATTCTTATACTTATCACCACTACTAATTATTGCTAAATCTTTTACACCTAAATCGATTCCTATAGGCTCTGTTTCTTTATCTTCTATTTCAATTTCTTCTTCAATGCCAACACTAATCCACCAGTTAAGACCATCAAAAGTTACCCTTGGATTAATATATTTAATATTTTCACCTGTCGGTATCCTATCTTTTTCACCCAACTTAATCCAATTTAATTTTTGTCTATTTTTCTTTTTACTTGTAGTTAATTTTTCTAGTTTAACATGAGTATCTGTAAATTTTATCTTCTCTATATCTTGATAAAAGCTAGGTTTAGTTCTTTTTTTAGACTTAAACTTTGGAAATTCACTATATCCATTGAAAAATCTTTTATAAGAGTTACAAGCATCTTTAATAGCTTGTTTTGTGATATTGTTAGAATACTCATTAAGCCATTTATATTCTTCTGTTTTCTTTAGCTGTGTTAGTTCTTTCCTTAAAACGCTATCATTTAAGAATTTACCACCATTTTTATAATTTTCTTTTTGTCTACCTAAAGTCCAATTATATGTCCATCTCGATACCCCTGCACACTCAAAGAGTTTAGTTCTTTGCTTGTTGTTAGGTTTTAACATTACTTTATATGTCCTAATCATCATTTCTCAACTCTCTTATCATTTTCTTAGCTTTGCAGGTTTTAATTTAGCACTATTATCCCAGTTTCTCAGTGTTTGCTGAGTTTTTTCAATTAATTTAGCAAACTCGCCTATGCTATAATATTTCATATTAATCACCTGGTAATCAATTATAGTATGAAACTATAAAAAATTACAGGATTTTATAAAAAATTATAAATATCTTTTGACTGTTAATTTACCTCCTAATTAAAAGGTGCCCTCAATTAAACGGCACCCTATTTCTTAACTCTCTTAAATTTTGCTGCAGTAAATCTCATATTTTCTGTCACTTTATCTTTTAGCTTTCCATCCTCACTTACTTCGTTCCAATTACACATGCTATAAATTTCTGTCCTATCAGGCTTTTCAATTACAAATTCAAAATCTTCTAATTCATCTAAGAATATTCCATCTGAAATAGCTTCATCTGTAGCATATGCTCTTGTAATTTCTAATTCATAAGAAGTTTTAGAACTGTATGTTGCAACCGATTCCTTTTCTCCAAAAGCATCTTGAGTCTTTGTTTCTTTTCTTCTACTAACTTTATAACTTTCAACAATCGCAACCTTCTTTGATACGCCATTATGAATGATTCTAAAATATATATCATCACTTGTAGGTATTCCTTTACTCAATTATCACACCTCCTATACTAAAGCTTTTCCATGCAAGAATATTGTATTAAGTGGAAGCACTGCACCATAGTTGTAATATACATGAAATCTTGATTTTTTGTCTGGTTGTCTCTCGATCTTATATACATTAGGTGATTCTATAATCTCTTTTTCTTCCTGAATCTTAAGCCAATTTACAGCATCAGCTTTAACTTCATTCATAGCGCTTAAAGATGCTTTTACCCTTGGATGAAGAGTAGCAAGTCTATTTCTAAGACCTTCATCAATGTAGTCTTTAATTTTTGCTACAGTACCCTCTTGGTATTTATCATCAGGTACAGCTGGATTAACTGTGTCATCTTTTGTATAAGTAGTAACCCAACGATCAATATATATCTTTCCATTAACAGCTCTACACGCAGCAATTCCACCAGCATAAAGCGCTTCTAAATCAGCATCATCAAATCTATTATATAGTCCACCAAACAATTCTCTAGGTAGTTCTAAATTGTGTAGTGGCATAGCTGGATCTAATTCTAAAGCATCTTGAGCCGCACAAGCAGCAGCTAAATACACGCTGTTTTCATATTTAGTTCCATCAGTTTTTAGTGGAATACTTCCCCAAATTGTAAGTCTTCCACTATTTATAGGCGTTGCTAATGCAGTCCAAGCAGATATACTATCAGCAGTTGCTCCTGCATGTGCTCTTCTTTCTTTTCTGTTTAATGATGCTTTATCGCAATGATCTCTAACTTTCATATGTATCGTTGCATCAGCAGAATCGCATATTACTATTTTTACAGCTTCTTCATTGTAAAGAACATCTAAAGCTACTTGATATTCATTAACAGTAGGTGAACCATCTGTTTCTGCAACAACTGGCACACACACCAATTTATTTACTCCTGATATAGTCATAATTCTTACTAACTTTGTCATTTCTGAATCTTTTCCGAATGTTGATATTGCATCATCTAACACTTGAATTGCATAAGCTTTTGTCGTTGTATCAGTATATACTGATTTATCAACCTGTGCCACAATACCTACAGGCCAACAAGTACCTGGAAATCCCATTACTTCTTTTGATACTTGTGATTCTGAAAATACCCCAACTCTTTGAGTATCTGGTATGCTCATCTTATTATCCCTCCTCTATTTCTCCATGAGATTCTATTTCATCCATAACTTCATATCTAAATTCTTTTTTCCATAAAACTTGTAATTGAATAGTACATCTACAATGAAATAAATAATTTTCAAATGGATCTTCTATGGCTGTTCCTTCTTCGAAATTAAAAAAAGTAATACCCTTATTCTCTAAGGCATTACTTTCAAACTCTACAATTGATTGAATTTTTTCTTGAATACGTTCAATTTCTTTTTCTCCCCCAAGCTTAGGAGATATTCCATTCCATATGTGAATATCATAATACAGATTAAGTATTTTCCCTTTAGTCTCTATAATCTCATTTGAATCATCATCATAAATTTCTCCAAAATAGTTTTGATATGATATGTCCTTTCCTATCATTTTTCCTTTAGAAATAGTTATTAGTGGTTTTTTTAAGGGTAAATCTTTATCTGTTTTGATGTAATTTTCTCTAATGTCTACATAATTCAATTCCTTCCTTGATTTCAAAAAATCTATTAAATCTTTTTTACAGCTTACTATCGGTGAATTATGATCCATTTAATCACCTATCTTTCTTCACAAGCCCTACAATCCTATCAGCATATTCATTTCTGATTGACTCATCAATTCTTTCATCCTTTGAAAACTCAGCCAATATGTCAATAATACTTTTAATTACACCTATATCATGTACCCTTACAGTAACGCTTAATTCATCCCGTGTAGGAATCTTTATAACTTTCCCTTTAATCATTATTGACACCTACCTATTTAGTATATTTTCAATAATTTTGTTGCCTATTTCTATATATTTTCTAGTATCCATTACATTTTTTACTGCATCATCAAGGAATGGTCTTGCCTCCATTTTAACTGTTCCTTCATGCACCCACCATGCATAATTTGCTACATTTTGATCAGCGAACACCTTATATTTATTCTTCCCTACTTTTTTTATTTTTAGTGATCTTTTAAGAGTTCCAGTAATAACTCCTACTGGGTAGGGTTGCCCTAAACCAGTCAAATTTTCAGTATCAGGACCATTGACATTTTCTACAGCACCATCTAATATCTCTGTAGCAGTTTCTTTTGCAATTTCATCTATAGCTTCATCTATCTCATTTTCCATCATATCTAAATTTCTTAAGACTTCTTCAAGTCCATATACACCACCAACGCCCATACTAAACATCTCCTAAAAGTTCTAACTTTGCTACAAAAGAAATATCATCATCTCCTATTTTATAGTTATCAGGATTTTTTATTCTCCACCTTTTATTGTCATACTCCAGATAATCTGTATCTTTCAAATTAAATATGCTTACATCACTTTTTCCTACATAGATATAATCATCTTTACTAAGTTGCCCTAAAGATGCCAATACAACTTCATCTACTGTGGATTTATTTAAATCATTTGCAGGGAATATAAAAGCTTTTAAAATTATTTGCTCATTTATACCTTGTAAATATCCTTCATCATTACACTCAGGAGCTTCTGGATGGTCTCTGTGCCATTGTGGATCACAGTACCCTGTATCTTCATCATAACAAGGGCATCTTATCCCATTAATAAATTTGTGAAGGATTGCAGTTTGACCATATTTGTCTACTTTCTTATCAAATAAGACTTTGTATTTATTCATGAATCATACACCCAAAATAAAAATTATTATTTTTCTTAATATATGGTTGCAGCTTTTCCCACCCTTTACTTTCTAATTCTTTTGATAATAGTAATTTACGTTTTGATTGGTCTTTTTCCGATACTTTTACAGGACCTATAGTCAAATCTACTTCCTCTGATTCTCCTGCACTCTCTCTTAGAAATTGTCCTGCTATGATCTCTGTAGCACCTAGATTTAAAATAGGCAATATACTTGCATCTTGTAAACATTCTTCTTTGATTTTGCTTTCTAAATAAGGCACCATTTCTATAATTGTAATTTGTATATCTTCATCATTGGCTTCATCTAAACCTGCTTTCTTTCTTACCCTATCAACTTTAATATCTAACATATCATTCGCCCCTTAAAAAAAGGAATAGGATATATCCTATTCCCACTTTAATACTTTTGCTGCAGGCTGGAACAACTTATTGAATCCACCTACTCTTGAAATGACAGTTCTTTCAATCTGTCTATCTATAAGCTTATCAGATTCCGTTGTTATTCCTTGTTCTACAACTTCTTCAAGACAAAGACCTTTGTCTAATCCTACAATAGCATCTAACCCTTGTTCCTTGATTTGATCAGCACGTACTAGTTTTGCTCCTAAAGGACTTATTAATTTACCATCCTTTTGGAATGTAAATCCAGCTTGTGGGTCCTTGAACTCTGGTAAAGTTAAAATGTCTTTGAGCTGCACTTTTGGAGCTAAGACTGTATTCATTTCATAAGGATCAAGTTCAGACCAAAAGGCTATATATTCATCATAGGTAAGAGTTCCAGCAGTACCACCTATAGTACTATCTCCAATAGTAAATACATCTGCAGCATTTGAATTACCATCACCAGAAATGATAACTTTAACTGCATCATATGCCATATCCAACGCAATTTGTCTCCCTATTTGCTGTAAGAAAATTTCAACTACATTCAATTTTTTTCTTCTTAATGCTTCATAAGTTACATCTAGCTCTCTACCATACTTAAAGATATCAGTTACTTTTTCTTTTGTCTTTATGGTTGTTACTGGCATTTTTGCTCCTTCACTTACACGTCTTAGTTGCTTTCTTTTCTTTGAATCTGTACCATCTTCCATATAAATACTTCTATATGTATCCTCGTCGATGTTGGTAGTAGTAGCTACTATTGCAGGTAAAATGTTAGCTTTTTCAAGTCCTACTAATACAGTTCTACTAATGTATTCTGGGAAAAGAACAGCACTGTCATTTGTTGCAAAAAACTTTTCTACTATATCAGCATTTTTCCCTTTTACTACTATATCAAATCTTTTAAGTTGTCTTTCAAAAGCGTCTAAACCATCATCATAGTTTTTACTTGAGTCTATTTCTTCAAGATACTGAGTAAATGTTTTTCCTTTACTCATAGCCTCTTTATACATACCTTTTTCTAATTGTAAATTATCATATGCCATAATCAATTACCTCCTCTTTTTCTTTATTAAAGTATAAAGCCTACAATTTTATTAGTTGTATCTACGAACAATACTAGATATTCTCTACCATTTGTAGCATCTACTTTTACTCCCCCATCTGCGTCAGCAGAAAGTTTTGTATAACCTATAGTTGGATCTGTCACCCCTGAGTATACACATTCAACATATCCTTTAAATTGAGTAGTCACAGCTCCATCTTTCTCAACCTTTACTGCCTTTCCGTGAAATACATCATCTGCTGCAGCTAAAGCCACAGTTTTACTTGCAGATACTTTTACAACTTTCCCTTCTGATGTTGGATCAAGATTACTTGCAAATGTTGCATACTCTGCGCCTATTCCATCAAAACCAATCATGTTAGTATCTATCATACTTAATTCCTCCCTTATAATTTATACTTATTGTTATCAACTTGCTTTTCTTTTTTAGCCCCTTCCTCATCAACTAAAGTTTTTATTTGTGACTGAGGTGGGTACATTTCATCTACTTTCTTTTCATACTGTGACTTGAAACTTTTAAGTTCTTCAACATCACATTTATCAAAGATTTTCTGCATCATTTCTTCATTAAAGGCTTCACCCTCTGACATTTTCCCAAGTCTACAGCATTCTTTTTTAAGGTCCTCAATATACTGCTCTCCCATTTTAGCCTTTAGCTCAAGTTCTTTTATCTTGTCCTCTGCTGCTTTCTTTTCTTTTTCTGCGCCCTCAGCCTTTTGAATTGCATCTTCATATATACTTAAATCTTTTTCTAAATCAGCTACAGGAATTTCAATCACATCTGCATTTTCACTTTTAGCTTTTTCAACAAGTCCTTTCAAATTTTTCATAGATATCTCTCCTCGCTTTGAAATTTTCGCATAAAAAATACTCGGTTTTTCTTCGTCCGAGTTCTTTTCATGCTTTTGAGTATTTGGTTTTTCTTTTTTAAGTTCTTTCATTTCAATACTAATGCCTTTTGTTGTTCCTGCATCAGTATTAGATGGTACTGCTACAAAAGAAAATTCATATGCTTCGATTGGATCTTTCATCCTCAACCTACATATATCAGTCACTCCATTATTTGTATATTCTACTCCTGGCCAATGCTTGCAATTTTTATAATCAAAGAAACTGTTACCACATATAGAACAAATTAAATCGCTTACACTAAAGCCAATACTTACTTCTTTTAAAATCCCTGCATCAATATCAGCAATAAGATCTTCATGACCTCGCTTAATTGTATAAGCCCAAGCCTTAAGAACATATAGTTGCTTTCCTTTAAAATTTGTTTGTCCTTCTGCTTTCTCAACCTTACATTTAAATATCCTAGAATGCTGATTTCCGCTCTTCCATGCATGATCAAATATTCCTGTTTTGCCAACAAAGAGTTTTGCCAATTCATCTAAATCCTTTTTATCAAAATACTCATAATCTCTATCTTCATCATTTGAAGTAAGAATAATAGGATAAATATATAATTCATCAGCAGTGAGCTCTTTTCTAGAATACTGATTTATAAGGTCTAAATCTTTTTGTTTAATTTGCTCTCCTTCTTGAGCTCCTTTCACTTCTACAATTGCTTTAAGATGTATCTTTTCTTGTTTAAGTTCTGCTTTATTTTTTGCCAAATTCTCACCTCCTTAAAATACTTAAACAGCCATATATTCTTCATATTGCCTCTTTGTTCTTGGTAACTTCCTACATCTACAATGCGGATGTGTATCTACAACAACCTCAGGGGCATCTGCAATACTCCACATTTGACCATGTAAACTTTGACATATATGACAAGCATCAGGAGCAGCACTCCATTCACAATAGTAAAATCCTTCAGCTTCATACTCTGCCATTTCTGCTCTATCTATTGCCATAGCGCTTTCACTTCTTGCAAGTCTTTCCCAGTACCATCTCTCACCTGTAATACTATCTTTTAATTGTTTTCTTAAATCTCTGGCCCATTCAACAGGATTATCACCAACCTCTGCATGTTCAGCCATTATGAGTAAAATATCATCCTTTTTCTCTTTAGCTTTTGTTTTTACTCTCTCCATGCCATTATTTAATAGCTCTTGTACATATGGATGATCATATCTTGCAGATTCTTTATTGTTGTCTGAAGCCTGATCCCCATGTTCCTCTTTAGCAGTTCTATTTGCCCTCACCAATCCATATCCAAAAGCATTGAGTAAGTATGTTCCATATGTGCCATAATCATTATCAACTCCTTGTCCTAACATATCTTTTACAAATTCATCAATCGCTTTTTCTACTTTTTCTCTATAATCTGATGCAAGTTCTTTAACTCTTTTAAAGGCTTTCTCTTCTGTTGACTCCTGGACTAATGTAATAATTTTATCCTCTAATCTTTGAACACACTTCATATATCCTTCTAAAGTACTTTGTTCTACTTGAAGCTGCCCTGCATCTTCTGGCGGTGAATCAAAAGGACTTTTGTATGTTCTTATACCTCTCCATCTTCTTAAATTAAATTCTTTATCGAATGATTTATCTTGTGTAATTTTTTCAGGCGCTTCACCAACAGCATTGTCATAACCTAATTCTTTTGCAGCAGTTTCTTGATCAATAATATTTTCATCCCTCTTCTTAATTACATTATCAATTTTCTTTCCTTCTGCCTGCTGTTTATACATTTCTGCCTTAGCAAGTTCCACAGCATCTTGTAGGTTGATATCATCCCATACTATTTCATAATGGATATTTCTTCCTGTAACTGTTTGCCACATATCAATAATATATCTAATCACAGGAGTAATTACATCTCTATAGCTTTCTAACTCACTAGTAAGAAAATCAGCTTGTTGCTGGCTCATTCTTTCAGTAGTAGACCATGATAAACCTAATAGAAATGGTGGTAATCCCGTCTTTGCCACTAATTGCTCAAGAACTTGTTTTACTGGAACACTAGAGTCAAGTATTTGATTATCTGCACCAATTACTTTGATTTCAATATCACCAACACCATAAAAGTCCGCTGCTTTTCCTCTTTTGTTTGCATCCATTGCTTTCCTAAATGCATCTTTAATCAGCTCAAGTCTTACTTTTATATCATTCTCATCTAAATCGCTATCATTTTTAGGCTTATATGTAACACTGTATTTCAGATTACCAAACCGCTCCCAATTTAATCCTATGGAGTTAAATATCTTTAAAAGTATTCCTGTCATAAATGGCATACTTCTAAATAAAGATACTCCATAAGGATTATCTCCTTCAGGATTCAAGGGAGTAAATAAAATAAGATCTTGATATGGTAATTCTACAGGTTCCATATGTCCTTGTTGCACTTGGCATATTAGTGTTTCAAGAGAGTTTTCAACTTTCTTTAGCTTTATAGTCCTGATATCAACACTTTTAAGTGCATAAATATCATTTCTGGCATTATTTAATACGATTTCTCCCGAGCTGTTTCCACATTCAATCAGTTGATCTAAATAGCTTTGTATGAATGACTTTATACCTTTCTGCTTCGAATTTACTTTTACGTTCTTTAAAAAATCTTGTATTTCTTTCTTTTGCTTTTCATTTTCACAATCAATATCAAAACTGCCAATAAGCCTTACAATTCTATAAATAGCAGTATCAAGAATCGGAACAGCCTCTCTCATAGTTTTATAAAGCTCATATTCTGCTTTAAGCGGAATATATTTATCCAGCATACTAAAAGGATGTGAATAGCCTTCTCTTGTTTGAAAAGTTGCACTAGCACTATTTTTACCTTTTCTTCTAAAAAATTTAGGTAATTTCAATTTTCTCATTCACCTCCTTTGTCTTATCGTTCACCAGCTGTAGCCATAAATGCATCTTTTGCTTTCTTTACTAAAATTGTATATACAAAATATCTAAGTGCATCCATAGCATGGTCGAATTTTTTAACTGGCTTATCTTCTCCACGTTCTGTAGCTTTTGCATCCCAGGTGTATGAAGAAAATTCTTTAATTGTATTTTTGCATCTTTTATGTACAAATAACTCCAAATTACTAAGACGCTTTGAAACTTCTCTAATGCCATCAACTACATCATTTATTGCTTTTTTAACAGAATATCCATTCTCTTTTAGAAGAGTTATAAAAGATGCTGCTGATGGATCTATAATAATCTTTTTAATTTTTATTCCTTGTACAAATTTCTCAAAGTCTGCAAAATAATTTGGATCTGATTTCTGCTTTCCTTCTTCTTTTCCACTGTAGTAGTATTCATCAACAATAAAATAACGCCCTTTATATTTTCCTATAAGTAAGAAAACACAAGCGTTTTGAGTTCCATAGTCTATTGCTATATAATATTCTTCAAATTTGTTATCTTTAGGCCAATATTTATTCTTTTCATCAACTATATGAGTTTCTTCTGAAAACATATCATAAATGATTCCCTCAGCGATTACCCAAAGACCAAGGATATATCTTTTAAAGAATACTCCTGAATATAACCGCTTGTATCTTTCTTTTACTTTCTCAGATAGCGAAGGATTGTCATCCATCGTAAAGTGAAGATGTATTGCATTCTTCTCTTTAAGCCTATCCAACCAATTAACTTTAAACCAATGATAAGGTCCTTCTGGGTTGCAATTAAACCAAAATTTAGCACCTTCTACAGAACATCTTGCAGTAGCTTGATTAACAAAACTCTCAGGCATTAATGCAACTTCATCAAAGAGCATTCCTGCCAGTGTAATCCCTTGAATAAGGTCCTGTGAACGTTCATCCTTTCCACCAAATATATAGAAATAATTTTCTATATCTCCACGCCTTACTATTAGATAATTATCTGCTCTTTTATCTTCTACTCGATAACCTCTAAGCCTTAAAATAATCTTCAATAAAAAAAGCACATTCCTTCTGAATGAGCCAATTGTTTTTCCTGCCATTCCTAAGTTTTGTCCACTGAATGTTGCCATAGCCCACATTACAAAACTTAGTGACATCACTATTGTTTTTCCTGCTCTTACTGATCCATCGCATATTATAGCATCTTTATCTTTTACTGGAGATTTTTCGTTCCACCAAGTTAAAACTTGTTTTTGTTTCTTAGAGAACTTTGCAAATCTAAATCCTCCTCTACTCTTCTTCATAATCATCCCACACTTCTTTTGTGGCTCCCTCTAAGGCATCTAGGAATCCATCATCATGTAATTCTTCATCGTCATCTCCAGCTTTTCTCTTAGCTATCGCAAGTTTTTCTTTTTCAAGTTCTAACTTGATTTCATCTTTATATTTCTGAAACTCAAATTTCTCTTTTTCAATCTGTAATTTTTCTGTATCCCCAGCGATAGCAGCTTTAGTTTCAATTAACTTTCTAAGCTGATCCATACAAGCCAAAATTCCATTTTCTCTATCTTCTTCTGATAACTCTTTTGTATGTTTCCTTCCAAACATATCATAGAAGAATGTTTTATCTCTATTTAGCAATCTAGCTATTTTAAGCCTTAATAATCTAATCTCTTCGTCAATATTTACAGTAGCTGTCATTTGTTCATACAATGCTTTCTCTTCATTTGAAAGCATATTAGCATATAACGATTGATACGCTCCATGTTTTATGGCATTTAGATTACCAGGTGGAGCTGAGCCACCACTATTGCCTACAGCATTTTTATTGCCTGGTTGACCACCTTTATTCCGTTTGGAACGCTCCGTATTTTTCTTATATTTCTTTTGGAACGTTCCATTTATTTTTTTATCCCAGGAATCTTTGTTTTTCCATCCACGAATAGTTCCTGGTGAGCAATTTAAAATTTTAGCAATTTCAACTAAATCAATTTTTCCATTATGTTCTTTATATATTTCAAATGCCTTATCTCGATTTGGGCTTCTTACTCTTGGCATACCACCACCTACCATATTCGTGTTTGTTTTTGGGATGAAAAAAGAGACTATACTATGCAGTTTCCTTTAATTCTTTTACTATCAGCTGCATATGTTTATACTTCGTGCTACAAATATTTGCTATTGTCTTTTTTCTTGTTTCATAATCAAATCCTGCCATTACTAAACCCATATCCATTGTCTGTAATTCAGAAATAGTCTTATTTATCTCCACAGTAAAATGCTCTCTTGTTGCTTTATCTTTTGTATCCAATAGTGCCTGAAGCTTTTTAGCCGACATACCAAGTAAAGCTCTATTGATCATATCTGCTTCATTAGAAAATACATAATTAGGTGCTGATTTTCCTTCATGGGTTAATTGGTAATTTGTATCTAATACTTCACTTAGTTTTTTATATCCTTCTTTCTGTGGTTCTCTAACCATGATCCAATACTCATAATCTCTTAAAGCTTTTTCCATTTTTTTATAAAAATAGTTTCTAACGAGATTTCCCTTTTTCTCTTACTTTTTTTTACTCGAATTGCCATCTAAACCAGTAGCCATTGCTACATGTTTAGCAGTTTCCAAAGTTAATTTTATTACTTGTTTTGGTCTACCATCTTTTATCCTAATCCGGCTAAAACTCCATTCTAAGCCATTCTTAAACACTTCCTTTATTCTTTTATTAGCCCATTTACTAAATTGCCCATTCGGCTTACCTAATTGCTCCCATAAAGTTTCAGCGTCAATAACAAACCCTTCTACACCATCCTGTAATAACTCAGGAAATGTCTTTTGGTACTTCATAACTAATTTTGCATCTTCTTCTGTAAATCCTAGCTTCTCAATTAATTCTTTTTTCTCAAATACTTTTACTTTTACATCATTGATTTTTGCCACTCTCATATCGACTACCTCCTAGAATTTTATTGATAACTAGGAGTGGTAGGAACTTACCCCACCATGCGTAACTCCTAAGAGGTGGCAGGTTGTTATCCTGCAAACCTAAAAATTTGCATTAAAAAAGACACCTTTTACAGTGTCTAAATTATCTATATATTTTGAAATGATTTACTCTTTGTTATATTTTTCCATTAGAATTTACAATAGTGCGACAGGTTAAATCTAAATACACGAATGAAAAGGAGTATGGAAAATGGATAAATATAACAATAAATTAAAATCTCTCTTAGATCAGATTGAACAAACTAGATTTGCACTAAACGAATTAATCAAGCATAAAGAAGAAAATTTACTGGATCAAGAAGTAATTGAATTAAGCCAATTACTGGATAAATTACTATCAAAATATGATAGTATGCAAAAATAACAAATAATTGTAGCACGTTAAATTTGATTTAACCTGTTGTGCTACTTGAATTTTTTTAGCATGAAAAAAAGAGCCGGTTGGCTCTTTTTTTAATTTCCTTCTACTACATGTCCTGCAACTTGTGCCATATCCCCAACAGCATCCATTGCATCTTTAGCTGCTCCTGCAAAATCTCCTTTCGAAGCTTTGTCTATAGCACCTGCCACATGATCTTTCAGATTTTCAGATGCTTCAAAAGAATTGTCAGCTACTTTTTTATCATTATCTCCCATACGTCCTCCTCCTTCCTAATTATTAGAATTCTCTACAAGAAAACAGTATCCTTTATATTCCACTCGCAAATTTCGACACAAATCGTTTAACTTATTGACTACTTATTTATTTTCATGATTAAGCAAACCAGCTAAAGCAAAACTAATAAATATTATTATACATCCAATATTCTCCTCTTCCAAACAATACAAATCCTACGCCAAGAAATATTCCAATTTCTATTAATAAGCTTCCTTTTTCACTTATTTCATCTTTAGTTTTTGTATTATTATCTTTGTTTCTTTTATTATGATAATCATTTACACCACGTGATACACATCTTGCAATAGTTCTATTTAATACCCCATATTTTCTCAGGTATACTCATTTCCCCCACCCTTTCTGCCTGATCCTCTTATTTTTCCTTTCATAGCTATCGTGGCTCATGCATTCCTTGCTTCCCCAGTACTTACTATCTACATAAATATCTATATCCTCGCATTTATCTTTTTCAGGGCAATCTGAACATAGAATTTCACTAGCGCATACTATCTTGCCTTTATGAAATTTAACTTTGCATCTGTGTAATTCCATGCGATCACCTCATTTTTATACATGAAAAAGACAGCCGATTTCTCGACTGCCTTAGTCATTAGAAGATATCAGGGGGTAACTATTTCTACAATACAATTATATTATAGATTTTATTTTAAATGTTTCTATCTTGTTTCATTTTTGTTTCAATCTACTTCAATTGACTATAAATATATTCTATTATTTTATTTTTCTTCCTCCAAATACTTACATAACTACTAGGCCTTCCTTCCATGTATAGTATCTTTTCTATAGCTCTATTTGTTCTATGTTCCGAATACCTAAGTTCTACAATCTGCATTTCTTCTTCGGTAAGATCACTAAGTATTTTTTCAATCCTTTTAACATCTTCCTCTATTTTTCTCAATCTTGCTTTTAACTTATATTTCCTTTGGATTTTATATTTAAGTTCATTCAGTAACTTGTCTGTAATTCGTTCTAGTTCTCTTTCTACAGCACTTGATGTAACAATACTAGATTGTACTCTGTCCTGGCTATAATCTATAGCTTTAACACAATCTGATAACTCTACATTAACATTCCTAAGGTCTTGTTGTATCTTATGTATAGTCTGCTTTGTATTCTCTATATCGTATTTTAATCTTTCGATCCTCTTGATCTTCTTAAAATGCCTATATAATATTCCTTCTGTTCTTCTATATTGAATGTCCTCCATTGCTTTGCCCCCTTAATGCTTAAAATGGTATATCATCGTCATCATCTATTGCTTGAAATCCATCTATTTCATTATTGGGATTGGATTGGCTATTTTTATTATCAAGAAATTCTACTCTCTCAGCTACTATCACAACTTTACTTCTTTTCTGTCCATCTTTTTCCCATATTTCCTGTTGTAGCCTACCCTCTATTCCTACTTTGCTACCTTTTTTCGTATATTGTGCTGTATTCTCAGCAATCTTTCCCCATATCACAACTTCAAAGAAATCTGCTCCTTCTCCAAAAGTTCTATTAACAGCTATACTTACTTTTGTTAATGCTTTTCCGTTTTGAGTAAATCGCATTTCTGGATCTTTTGTCCATCTTCCTATAAGATTAACACTGTTCATTTTTGCATTCCCCCTTTCGCTCCCAGGCATATCCCAGGAGCAGTTGGATTTTACTTTAGATTTATACTATTTTCAATCTGCTTTATATCTCTTAGATTTTGTTCTATTGTAAAATTATTCTTCCCAATAAGAAATTTCCGTTTCTATCACATTGTTTAGTTCTTCTATGGTTTCTACATCAGAATTTTCTTCCGCAAACACTTTGAATTCTTCTTCTAACATATTTGTATCAACTAAAATCTTAATATTTTTATATAATCTTTCTATATTATTCATCAGTATTACCTCCTCTTTAATTCTTGATTGACAAATTATTCTTTCTACAGCAATTCTGGATTTTCATATATGTTTCCGATAATTTCCATGTATTTCATTATTCCATTGTTAAAAAATGGATAGCTTGTTTCATTTGTAATCGGTCTGTTAAACCATCCCCAATCATTCCATTCAACCTTGAACAATCTTTTTCTACTATCTGTAATAATATCTCCCTCATAAATTTCCATTCCATTCACGTCCTTTAACCCTGTATATTGTCCTATGCTTTCAAGGATAACATCTTCAAACTGTACACCATTATAAAAAAATCTTTTGTAAAAAAACATATTTCCGTTATTACTCCGTACTCATCATAGCAGGGTAACCCATATACCCAACCTAAACCATCTATGCTAAATCCTCTAAACTTAATTTCTCTCATATTTTTTCACTCTCCAGTTCCTCAAATTCCTCAAAACCGCAAGAATTGTTCCATTATTCAATCACCTTATCTGACTTAATTTCTCGTAACTTCTTTGTCGACATCATATACAATAAAACTTTTCCTGTCTCTTTGCATTTGTACACATTTCTTTCTATATACTCTACATTTATACCATTACACTGTTTACAATCTGCAATACATAAATCAAATTTCTTCATTACTCTATCACCTTCTCTGTTTTTGCTAATACTTTATCTGTAATGTCAGTCAAATAAGTATCGATATACTCTTGCTCTAACATATAATCGTCTAAATCTAATTTATCTATAAAATTCTTATATTCTTTAATGACTTTCACTAACTCACGATTTAGTGCTTGTGACTGTTCTAATTTATAGCTTAAATTATGGTTTTCTTGATTTTGCATCATCCCACAATCTTTATATTCTTTTAATTCTTCTTCTAGTTTTTTATTTTCTTTTTTAAATTTTTCATACTTGTTCACTCTTTTTACGATTTCTTGTGCAATTAGAGGATTAAACATATCCCCTATACATCTATTGCCGATCATTAACTCTACAACGCTTCCATTTTTTCTACAAATTAATTTTTCCTCAATTTTCATTTTTACTCAACCTCCCTCACTTTCTAATTTGAGATTTTTCATATTCCCTAATATCACATTGAGGAAGCTCATCAACCAACATATCATCTTCGTCAACTTCAACTAATACATGAGCTACTACCATTACAAATTCTTTGCCACATTCAGTACATTTACATCTATCAAGAATACCATTGTTATTTTTCATTGCATGTTCATAGTTATAATCAGCATTTTCAGCTAATATAAATCCGTTGCAATTGTCTTGATTGCATCTATGTGCTTGTATACTCATATTTACCCCTCACTTTCCACCATATGTTAGCAATATGGTCTATTCGCTGTGGAATCTTATTTTAACGACTTTAAAAACTTATTGATTACTTCTAAGTGATATATTAGTATTTCTTTTTGTTCTGCTACTACGTTATAATGTTCAAGACATACAGGTATTAATATACTTGAATTTATCTTATTGTATTTAGTTTTTAATTCTTGATGTTGGTTTATAGTCAAATATATTCCAGAAACTTTTCCGCATATTATACACTTACCACTTTCTGTACTGCTTGTATAACCTACTTCATATCCCATAAAAATATACCTCCGTTAATTTTTATTCAGCAGGACTGAGTCAGCCCCACATTAATCAGCACACATACAAGGTATTCCAAAATCATCATCAAACATAGATTCTTGTAGTTTTCCTGCCTGTACTTCATCCCAAATGTCTTTTAGTGTACAATCTTTGAACACCGTATGTCCTATCTTCTCTTCTATCTCCATTGCTCTTTTAAATTTTTCCGGATAATACTTTGCTACTTTTCTAAAATGTCCCTTACCACCTTTAAAACACGGAATACAGTTGTTATGCTTTAAGTATTTATACGTTTCTGGTAAACATATTTTCCATTCGTTGCGAATAATATTTTTTATTTCATCATTTGAAATTTTCTTCTCAAATATTGGATACCTTGATTTAATCCCCTCTGCTTCAAACCTAATCTTTTGTTTTTGTACCCTATTCCATTCATCTGATCCGTATCCAAAATATACTATAAAATCCTCGCTTAACATTTTAAAAAACTTCCTCGATTGCTTGATCTTTAACTCTGTTGTGCAAAATGGTATATGAAAACTTGGTAAACAATTATTATCTTCTATCAAATCCCATATATCTCTACCATCTCCAACTACAGTTATTGGTAATCCTAGAAAATTAGCTACTTTATGTCTGAATCTATCTGCATCTTTATGTTCTGAATAAGTTGGTGTATGTAATAATATAACATCTTCTTTCTTTTGTTCTTGTAAAACCAAATATGCTGTATAACTAGAACTCGCTCCTCCGCTAAACATTACTATATGTTTTCACTTTTTTCTAACCTTCCTTTTTGATTGTATTTCACAATCTCAGAAAGGTCACCTGCTCGGGCTTCCCACGCCATTAAGTCTTTGTCCTACATCACCGACGCTACCATGAGCAAGTTTTACGCTTTTGTTTTTCACCCTGCACGGATCATGCTTTCGCATGGTTGGACTTCCTATTGGACATGTGATGTGTCCTCAATCCTCCACAACCTGGTTTACCAGGACTTTAGAAAAGTGAATCTATTATATTTTTTCATACTCCCACCACCACTAATATTCTATTTTGTCCATGCTACGCCCAATGTCAAATATTCCAAAATTTCATCTAAATTGTTTTGTCCCTGCAAATTGTTTATTTTTTGTCCTTTTTCTGTAAGATACTCTATACAACATCCAATTAAAAATGTCTTATTTCTAAAACATATTTCCTTATCTAGTAGCCGATTATACCCTTTATTTTTATACCATTCCCAAAAGTAATCTGGCATTTTCATCTCTCCCCACCACTAACTACAACGTTTCCGCTTACCTTTCCATCATACTTCTAACATTTTTTATAATCAGATTTACCGTTCCATCTCCATTCCTTACTATTTCAAATTTCATTTTATCTTCTAAATCCTCATACTCTCCTTTTATCTCTATACCTGTATCTGTTTTCATAATTCTCTTTTTCATTTTTTTCTCAACCCATTTTTTATCAATCTCAATTTTTTCTAATTGAATCCCTTCTCTTTCAAGGTGTTGTATAAAATTTTGCTGCATTTCAACATCATTACCAAAAACACTCTGTACAAACTTTTCAACATCTATCTCAGCGCAATTTTTCATGGATGCAATAACTTCTTCTCTTACTTCCTGAGCCTTATCTATGTCTTCTTTTAGGTTTCTTCTAGTCCACTTTTCAGTAACATTTTTAAAAATCTTCGTCTTATCCCTATCATCAATCAGTGATCTGCAGTTCAGAAATACATTTGAAAATAGCTGCTCAAAATCGTCACTGTAAACTTGCTTATCCAAGAAAATTAGATCATATTCATCCTCTTCATCTATTTCTTTTACAAAAGCACATTGTTGTAACTTTTGGCTCATTCCAGGCAAACCTATCATTTGTGGCACTATAGATGTCTTAAGCTTGTCCTCTTCAAATTCAACATTATGGATGAATGACTTTTTGTAATCTAGTTTCAATATGCCTATGTAGTTCTTATCCTTTGCTGTATATAAACATATCACTAAATCAGCAGAAGGTATGTTGTTATCCTTTTTCATCGCCTTAAACAACTGGTTTGCAATATCCTTTGAAGCTTCGATAAATGTTTCTTTGTTCTTAAATATTGCTGCACATGAATCTTTAACAATCGTTGATCCACCTCTAAACTTCCCTTTTCTGTTTTCTTCACTACCTAGTGATTTCACAATATGTTTTTCTAAAAATTCATGGATATCCTCATTGATCTCCTGTTCATAATCTGTAAGGATTGGTGCATCTCCATTTCTATCTAACACATGAATAATTGCTTTCTTTATCATCACCGCATCTGTATTTCTCATTATCAAGTTCCCCTTGCTCATCTTTTTTTAACTTCTTTTATGTTCATACAGCTTGTCCATATCAAATTTATCTGTAATACAAACAATATTTCGATTTAGCTTTGTCTCTCAGCACAACCATAACCCTAGCTTTTATCCGCTGCAATTTCTATAACTTCTCCATGTTTTCATATACAGGTCACTGTGTACATCATCTATAAATACTACAGTTCCTATATCCACATTGCTCCCCCTTTACTCCTTGTAGATAATCCTGCACACATGATACTTCTCTGCAAATGTATCTCTACCGATCGTGTGTGCCTCAGTGTGATGTATCCTGCACAATGCTATTTTTTTTCTATGTTTTTGAATCATCATATTTCTTCCTATCTATCCCTCTTCCTATTGCATCCCAATGGTGTATTTCAGCTTCTTTTTTTCCACATATCGCGCATTTTTGTATTTTTAAGCACTGCCACAAATATTTCCCTATATCATCCGTTCGATTTAGTCCATGATCCAGTAATGGTATATTCCACCGAAAAACAAAAATTCTATAATATAATTGATGAACAACCTCGCTGTTGTAACACTGCAATTTGAAAGAGAAAAAAATAATCACTTCCCTGTTTCTGATATATAGCTATATTTCATAAGTTCTTTTCATTTCTTCTGGCATGTATCCTGTATATGTAGCCATATCTCGTATAGTTGCATATACCTTTTTTTCTTTTTGCTCTGCTGTAATTGTTCTTCCGTCATCAAGACGTATTTCTGATTTTTACTTTTTCCATCTCTTGCAAATCTTTTTGAGATATTCCCCAGGTGTTTTTTTCAGGAATTATGACAGATAATCTAGTTCCTTTTTTTCTAGTTCTCTGTATCCAACTATTTCAGCATACTCATTCATTTTTTTCCTAACCCTTACCTCTGTTCTAGGATTTTTCTTGTCATAATTCCCTTTCAAGATTAATTCGATATTTCCAAAACTATCATCTTGCAACACTCCTGCTCGAACTAAGCTATCTAGTATGAATTTCCCGCTATAATTATCTGGATCTCTTCGTCTTTTGTCTTTGAAGAAATAGGTAATTTCTACCACGGCCTTTTTTAATGGATTCTGAGCCCATTTTTGTTCTCGGACTAGCCAACCTATTACCGACTGCCATTTTTTCTTTTCTGCTTGATACTGAAAAGCCTGAGTGTATGTTGAACCCCTACCCATGTACTTATTATTGCTAGGTGGAATATCTGGTATTATTATTCTTAGTTCATCTTCGATTTTTCCATTAGGTGTTAATATCGTTTGTATATGTCCCTCTGGTCCCATCAATCTTCCTCCACCTTCTTTTTTAGAAATCCAACTTCTTGCAATTTTCTTCCAACAGTCCAACAACTGCACCCAATCTCTCTGCCGATCTGTGTAAATGTAGCTCCTTCTGAGAATCTTTTTATCATATAACTGATAATTTCACTATTCCATTCGATTTTCTTATCTCCGCACCTCACACAATCACCTCTTATTAGCTTTTTCAGTTTTTAATTCCTCGTCTAAAATGTATATTTGCGCTACTAATCTGCTCATTAATACTCTGTCTTTTTCATCTTTGCTCTGTTTGTCTCTAAGTTCGCAATATCTTTTGAAAAAAAGCATTTCTCTTTTTGTAGCAATATCGAATAATAATCCCACAACTATACCCCCTTCACAGTTTCTATAAACTTCTGTATCGCAATTTCTTGTTTAATGGCTTGTCTATTCTTTTCGTATATCTCTTTTGCTTCTGCAAGTAGCTTCTTCCAGGCCACGCCCTGTTGCCCCTGTTGCGCAAGTTGTACTACTCCGTCTGCTAACTCCATAGCATAATTCATGTCGCTGCCCCCCTTTTTTTTCTACACTCATTAAGATGTTTTGTTCATTTCAAATTTCTCAGTAAGAAGTTTCGTTACGCTATCAACCTGCTGCAACTGTTTTAGATCATTTTGTACTCTTCCTGGCAACATTACTTTGTCAGATTCACGTTTCATATATTGCTCATACATTTTGAGAAAATGTGCCCTATCTGCCATAAGATTTTCGCTAACACATAACTCTCTAAACCCCATAGCTTGTACAGCTTGATATAACGGCCTGTCATTTTTTATCTCTTGTAACGCTTCATCTGCCCTGTACCATCCATATTTCTTTATGAGTTCCATAACTTTCCCCCATGCCTCAGCTCCATTTAGATTGTAATTTGTAGCCAATTTTTCCATGCATTTTCTGATTCCTGCAGGAGTTGGTTTGAATTCATTCGTTGCTATATATGTTTCAATAGCCATTTCAAACAGTTTTGGATCATCTTCTTTGAAAATCTTGTACCATAACATGGTGATTCTTTCGTCTTTAAGGATTCTAAAATTGTCATATACACTTTCTAGGGCCATAATCCCCTCAACAAATTTCTTCTTATCCATCTTCCTCCTCCATTTCTAAGAATCTTTGGATCGAATCCATGCTATCCATAATTTTCTCTGTATTTGTTTCAAACTGTTTTCCTCTGCCATAACCCTTCTTTGTCCGCTCGTTATTCATTTGCAGAAATAATGTGTCAAATTTTTCCCTTAGCTTTTTAGTGCTTAATATATTTGTCATCCAAAACGAATCCTTCTGGCACCATTGGATTACTTTTTTAATTTCATCCTCTGTTCTACCATCTAATCTAATTAGACGATCTATGTGTACTGACCATTTATCCATATCTTTTAATCCAGGTACTTTAGCTTTAGGATTATTTTTTAGAATATAATTCTTAAGATAATTTGCTAATCTATATTGAATTGATTGTTCGTCGAACTTAAGTGAGACGCTTATATTTATATCTTCTTTATCATTCTTTTCATTCTTATCATTCTTTTCATTCTTGTTTGTGTGTTTTCGCGTCGTTTCAGTGTCGTTTGCTTGTCGTTTTACTGTCGTTTCAGTGTCGTTTTTATCATCTTCTTTATCTTGGTAATCGCTGTAATTTACTACTGTTAATACTGTTTTTTTACTGTCGCTTTTATGAGTTATCATTCCGTCTTGCTCTAGCATTTTTAAAAAATTTTTCACTTTCGTATTAGACCAGCCCCATCTATCGCATAATTGCCTAATTGATGTAATCCTGCTGCCTCTTTCTACAATTATTAATTCATTTCCTAAAGCAACTTTTTTAGGTTCGTGATTTACCATCATCAAAATATCTATCCACGCTTGTCCTTTTGAGAAAGGCTTATCTTCCCATAACCAATTATTTTTTATGCATCTGTGAAGTTTAATCCAACCTTTTTGCAACTTCACCACCAACCTATTGAATTAAATGTATAATCTTTACTGTAATTGCTAATACTAATGCTAGAATAAATATGCATTTGTTGATTTTCTGACGTTTTTTAATCCTGCGGGGAACATGTCCCCGCTCAATCCATGTTATTTGCTTCATAGTTTGTTGCCCTCCTTAAGTTAAAGTTAATATTAATGTTTTACCTTAACTTTTAAAATGTACCTAAACTAACTTCTATTTCTAATCCTTTGTCTGCTACATATGTTGGTTTTCCAGTAAGCCGTTCTATTTCTTCTTTGAATATTGCTTCGTTGCTATTTCCATCGCTCAGATGTATAAGCATTATATTTTGCACTGTTTTCATGTCCGTAACTTTAAGAAATTCTTTCACATTTCCTAAAGAAAAATGTGATTTCAAAAGTCTATTCTTTAAGCTTCTTGGTATTAATCCCTGATCTAAATTCTCTTTTAGAATTTCATCAGAGTAATTGCATTCAATCAAAATATGGTTCAGGTCCTGAAACTTATACTGGCAGTAGTAGCTATCTGTAATAAAACAATAAGCTTCCAATTTCTCTGTGATATATTAAAAAACCCAAGCGGTTCAGCTGCATCATGCTGTGTTTTTGAATGGAAGCACTATAAAAACTTCCTATTTTAGTTGCCTTCTCACTTTCTAATAGTTTTACTCTGTATCCAGTAACTTCACATGCCATTGCTGTTCCTTTACTCGTATAAACATCTATTCCGTTCTTTATTAAGTCCTGTATTGCTTTTGAGTGGTCTTTATGCTCGTGGCTAACCAAACACCCTACCACCTTGTTTAAATTAAAATTTAAGCCTTTCAGAATAGCCTTATAAGGTAATCCGCATTCTATAATCAAAGTTTCTTTTGGAGAGTAAAGGAGATAACAATTCCCCTTACTCCCACTCCCTAATACTTTCAGTTTCATTAGAATCCTGGTCCTTCCATTATTGTTTGTTGCTGCTCTACATCTGCTTTAGGAATTTCCTCATACGCAACATCTTTTACAGTTTCATTAGTGAATCCTATAGGCTTTGAGTTCGCCTTTTCCTCTTTAATCTCTTCTTTAACCTCATATTCCACATCGTTCACCATATCTTTGTCTTTTTCTTCAAAATCAGCTTTATCCGAATTATTAAAAGCTCCAATCAGAATATCTGAATCATCACTTGTGTTTGCAAACATCTTACAAGCTCTATTAATTACTGTTTTTTTAGCCATTTCTTCTGTAAAATTTGTATGCGCTCCGCTCTTGCCTTTTGCATACCCCTGATTCCATGAGTTTCTTATCTGAGCCATGCTCATAATTTCTGTATGAATTGGACCATTTTCACCTACGATTACTGCAAATGCACCTTTAATCTTTTTGATATCAATATTCTCGAATTTAGGATTGAATTTAGTAATTTTTAAAACAGCGGTATCAACATTATATTCAGTTTCAAATTCGTCTCCTTCATATATGCAATAAGCCTTTACATCCTTTACTCCTTTTAGTCTTTTTGTTACTGCTACAGTTCCCATGTAGCTTCTCATAAGCTGTAATTTACCACCATAAGCTACAAAGTAACATTGCTTCTTAGCTGGACTTAAACCTTGTATAACCATATCTAACAAAGCATTTGCTATACTTGCTTTACTGCAAGTTTGAAGTACTGGTTTTTTATCCTTGTCTACAGTTTCTGAAAGTATTAAATATGCACTTTTTAAAGCGTTTTCTGCGCTATATCCTTTTGGAATAACTAATTCTCCTTTTTTGTTTAGGTCCTGAACTCTCGCTAGTACTTCTTCTGTAATATTTTTTTCTTGTGTTGTTGTCACTACATTATTTGACATAATCTATTCCTCCTCTTCTCCTTCTACATATTCAAACCTAACTTTTTTCCTTTGATTTTCTTTTAAAAAATTCTCAAGAAAACTAGCTATTTCACTACAAGATATAAGATCACGACCTATAATTGCATCTTCTGGGCATTCATATAGTGGATGTACACCAAAGATTGATTTACCATTTACGATTAATTCATCATGAGTACAACAATCCGAGTCTTCCCAACTTCTCACCTTTTACAACAACTACTTCATCCATTTATATCACCTCGCAATTAACAACTAATAGATCGTTATTTTTCAATTCTCAATTCCTTATCTTTTGCTAACAATTAAATTCACGATTTGACTGTTGCAATCAATCAACTGATTTACACTCTCTCGATTATCTATGAATATTGGTGCTTGTACATCATAATACTCTGAAAGCGCATTTATAATATCTAAACCTGCATTAATCTGTGCAGCAGTATTTGCATTACTGAAAGGTACTCCGTCTATTAAAGCTTCGCATGTTTCTACCAATCCACCGTTTACCTGTGTATCAAACAGCTTAAAGCTCACATATTTGAATTTTGCATTTATGCTGCTTTCCAATAATTCAACCTTTGTTTTTACAAACTCTTCACATAAGTACTCTTGTCCATCCAGTTCAGCTATTTGCTGAGCTAATTGCTTTTTCTCTTTCTTGTAGTTCTTTCATTCTGGCTTTTCATTTTTCTCGTTCTGTTCTTTTATATGCTAATTGTCCGTTTATTTCTTCTAGTTCTTTTTCTAAACTTGCCTTTTTCATCTTAAGTTCGTGTATTTCATGATTCATTTCCACTGGAGTAGAAAATTTTTGTTCTAACTCTTTGATCTGCTTCAACACTTCTTGATATTCTTGATTATTTTCTAAATCTATAGATGGTGTGAAATTATCAATTTTAGCCTTTCTTTCAATCAAAATCTCATTTACTTCTTCTAATCTTGCTACTGCTAAATCTTTTTCAACTTTCAACTTTTCTTTTTCAGTTTTATGTTCATCTAATTTTGATTTTTTAAATTTCCCAAGATTATTTATTGCAGCTAGTTTTTCAGCTTTATTTTGATTGAAGTTTTCTATCATTTCAGCTTTTTTAGCTTCAATGTCATGTTCTTCAAGCGGTCTTTTACATGTAGGACATATAAAACTATCTTCAGGAATATGGAGCTCTTCTTGATTTACAAGATTCCATTTCTCCCTCAACTCTGCAAGTTCTTTTTCAATGGAGTTTACTAAATTCTCTTTAGTTTCTATTGCATTATTTATTTTGTAGAGTTCCATATCTAATTTCGTTTTTTCTTTTTCCGCTTCTCTTAATTCAGAATTCAACTGTTTAAGCGGTTCCTCCGCTTCACTCTTAACTTTATATTCAATATCTTTTAGCTTAGATTTAAGTTTATACAGCTTGTCCTTCTCTTTAAGAAATTCTTCATTTACTTTCGATCTATCCAATAGCATTTCATCGATATTTTTTATTCCAGCTGCAACTCCTCTTTTTCTAAATTCTAGGGCTTCAAAATCTAATTCCTGGATTGAGTTGTTTAATTCATCTATTCTATATGGTATTGACTTAATTTCATCATTCAGCCTTTTCTTTTTAGCTGTTATGGATTTCTTAAGAGTGTCTATGTCTTTATCTCCTAGTAATTGTTCCAATGGTCTCAAATCAGCTTTGTAATTAATAATCCTTTCACTTGTAATATCTCCGATAATTTCTAGTAGTACATTTCTTCTATCCTGCCATTTCATCTTCGTACTAAAGTACAGTGGACTTGTTATAAGCTTGAAAATATTTTCATTTATAATTTCGTTTATCTTTTTTTGGTACTCTGATTTCTTAACTGGAACATCATCTATGCTGTATAAAGTTTCGTGCCCTGTGAATTGGCTTTCTGCTTGTCCTCTTTTTCTGGTCCATTTTTCTTTATAGATTTTAGACAATGTAATATCCGTACCATCTACGCTCAATACTCCTGTTACTTCATGTTCAAGGCCATGAATAACTTGTCCATTTCTATCTAGTGTTTTGATGTCGAAAGCAGTTCTATCCTTACTATCCTTATCAAACAATAACCAGGTAAATGCATCTGCTATTGTTGTTTTTCCAGTCGCATTTTCTCCGTATATATCAGTAACCTTCCCAAAGCTGATTGTTAAATCTCTAATCCCCTTAAAATTCCTTAACTTTAAGCTCTTTATTTGAATTAACATTTTTCTTCCTCCTTAATCTCTTTGAAACTTGGATTCGCTCTATAATAATCAACTAAACCTGTACCAACTTCTATTACTGTTCCTGTTACAACATTTCGAAACTTAACTTTCTTAGGCATGCTTGCTCCTCCTAAACTTACCCGACCTCTTATAATACTTCCTGGTCCTCTTTATTGCTCTCTCAAATTTCTCGTAGGCTTCTTCTAACTCTTTTTTCACTTCTTCTCCAATGTACCCATGTGCGGGACCATCATAGAAACACTTTCCACCTAGTGCTAATAGCAATCTCCCATATGAATAATGATCTAAAAAACCACATACCTCACACTCTTCGATTGTCTCTACAACTCCAAATTCCTCTTCACTCCAACTATCTGTATATAACTCATTTCCACACACTTTACATTTCACGCTGTCACCTCTCTCATATGCTCAACTACTAGCTTGTCTACTTTCTTAGACTGTTCTTGCACTAATGGATGTTGTAGATCTTTATGTTTAGTAATCAAACGATCTAATTTCTTCTTTTCGATTTTGAGACTATTCATTTGTATGTCCCCCTGTATTAAATTTGTATAATCTGTTATAATACTACTGACGTTTATTTTTTTAGTGCACTATTTGGTTGTTGCAGCAACCTTAGTGCTTTTTTCTTTTTGTAGAATCTCTAAAAAGTCTCTAACCTTGCCTTTGTAAGAACCTAATCCATGCATATACTCACCCCCTCTCACTTTCCAAGTAACTTCTGTCTCTCTACCCTTAACTCTTCGATCCTCTTTTTAATTTCAGCTTTTCTCTTTGCGATTTTTTCAGCTTCTTCTACTGTATCTCCGCCATTAGCAGGGAAATTAGCAAACTCTTCTGCAAGTTTGGTATGCTCTCTTATAATTTCAATCAACCTATTTTCTGCTATTTCGCTAAGCATTTATTTCACCTCTTTCTTGTCGATATTTGTATGAAGGTTTCCCTCTCTTCCTGTAGAATTTTGCTTTAGGAAGGGGGTGAGCATATTGAATCAAATTGAAATCAGAATAACAATCCTAGAAGACTTATATAATCAAGCAATAACCAAAGGTCGTATAGATGTAATGATTTCTCAGGAATTACTTGATAAGTTTCATTCAAATAATATAGATGATAATTTCATCATTTTTAACCTCTTATATCTTGAAGATAAAGGTTTTATTGAAGTGAATTGGGGTGTACAACGTAGAATATTTGGCATAACAATTACTTCATCTGGTTGCGATATTGTAGAGTTTTACAAACTAGGTTTATCTTTTAATTCTTTGAATAAAGAAAATAAATTTGAAACTGTTTTAAAACAAATACTTAACTCCGGAAATGAAGTTATAAAAAACTCAGCGATATCTTTAATAAATCTATATCTTTCAAAATTTATTTCTTAGAAATATCCCAAGCTAATGTATTTGCTTTGTGGCAATATACTTCAACTTCTTCTATATCTACTATGCTGGTGTACCGTATTACATCTTTACATATATTTAAAATAGCAGTACTTTCTTCAACAGATATTTTGTTTTCCTTTAGTTGTAACAAAATATTGTTAGTTATTTTTTCAATACGCTTTGGGTCTAAACCCAACTGTTTAATGTTCCACTCATCATGGTATTTTTTTAGAACAAACTTCTTCTTAGACTCTAAATAATCAATTAATACTTTATCAGCTTTACTCTTAGGAGATAGACCCCACTGTCTCCTAAGTCTGTTTTCAGCAGTGGTTAATATTTCCATTTGTCTTTTCCTAATGTTGTCTCTAACTTCATAAGTATCTTCTTGGAATTTTACCGAAAGATCAAAATATTGTTTATCAAGTTTGTCATACTCAATTTGCTCAGCTTCAGTTAACTTAGGTTTCATTTTAAGACTTCGAAAAGCTAATTCTTTAATCACTTTCTGTTCTAAATTCATCACTGTCATCTCCTTTTTTTTTAATAAATATCATTAAAAAGATAGATAATCTTTTAAGCGATATCGTATAGACCCTATTTTCTCAAATCTTAAAACTAATAATTTTACTCGGTTCTTACTGTCTGCGACTTCTACTTCGTAGTAGTTAGAACCCTTTTCTTCTACAAATAGTGCAATACTTCTTCCTAGTAATATTTTTATAAGTTTACTTCTAAGATAATTGATTAATTTATTTACTTTACTATAACGCCATGATGTTTTTATCACTTCAATCATCCTCTCTAGGCTTGTCCTAAATTAGATAACACTCTCTTGTATTCTCATCTGACTATTTGCTAATCTAATTTCATCTGCTAAAACTATTGGTAGTCTGTATTCTTCTACGATTTTTCTAGCAGTTTCTAATTGACTTCTTTTTATAGCTTCATATCTTCTAACTCCAAATTCTCTTTTAAGCTGTTTTTGAATATCAGCATAAACTCTTCCTCTCAAAGAGTTGTCGCAGTAAGCAGGGCTTTTATAACCTCCTAAAACTTCTATGCCTTTCTTCCTTATAATGCCTTGTAGCTCTTTACACTCTATATTGAAAAGTGGCATGTTGTTTTCAAGTTTCGTAATCCTGTTGTCTATTTCCATTGTTCTTTGGTCCAATGCAAAGATTGCTTGTATTTCTTTGCTAAGTCCTTGATATGGCTTTAAGGCTACTTGCTTTAATTTATCTTCTATTTTTACAAAATAATTTCTAGCGAGTTCACCATTTGGAGATTTAGAAGTCATGCATAATTTTTTTGCAAAAGATGCAGTTAATTTATAATCCTTTGTTGCTTGACCGCCGCATTCGTCATTAAGTACAAATGGCCAATAATCTAAGTTTTCTTCTGCGAATTCATTATTTTCAATATTTCTCTTTGCCCACTTTGAATAATTACTAGGATTAAGTTCTAAAAACTCATACAGTTTCTTTGCTGTAGTTCTTCCTTTATCATCAACTCCTAAAGCTATCTCTATTGGTGTTAATCTATTTTCGCTTATATCTTGTTTTATTAAAGATGCTACTGTTTTTTTCATTTATTCTTCCCCCTTAATTCATTAAATTTATGATGTCTTGATCAGTTACATATTTCTTATATGTTTCTTCTAAAAACTCCATAGCATCATCTTTTGTCATTTTCATAAGTTTGTTTTTAATTTTTCTTACTGAACCACCAAATTTTCTTTGGGCTAGTAGCCTGCAGTATTTTGTGATAAAATCATCTGCTTTAACATTTTTCTCATCTTTAAGTATGAGATAGGTATATTTCAGTACACCTATTGGAGTAAAATATACTTCATCTTCTTCATTTTTTACTCGATCAACAGTTTTGAAATGTAATCCTTTTTTTAACCTTTTCATTACTACAGAAGGTGCATTTATTTGAGCATCATAAGATATAAAACGAACATCTTCATCATAAGTAGCTTTTACTCCGCTTTTGTTAAGCATGTCTAAACCAATAAAAACACAAGATGCTGCTTCTGAAATATCTAGTTCTTCTTTGAACGGCATAAAATTTTGTTGTCCAACATCTATTACCATTGCATATTTTGAATATGGATCATTTTCATTAATAGGAAATACAAAAATCCTTCCACCAAGATTTTTCTGTATTTCTTTAGCTTTTTGCTTGATTTTTAACTCATTCATCTTTCGTTCCCCCTTTGTTCTTACTGTACTGACTTATTTGCTACTCTTTTTGCTATCTGAGTTATCCTCTCAAGTGTCCTATCTATATCTTCTTTAGACCTATTAATATAAGCACTGTCAAATATTCTAATCCTTACATTTCCTTGCATATATTCTTCAACGAGGTTTCCTGTTTCTCTGATATTTTCTTTGAGGTTTTTACTCATACAAGTACCTCCTTAAAATCACTTCTTTTGTTAAATACTATGAAATTCTGTGTTTGTACTATTCGTTGCAATTTAATCTCTTTCTAGTTAAATATCTGCACCTAGTACACTTCACATCGATTTTCATATGCCCACTTAATTTGTACTTAAAAAGCAATTTCTTGCATTTTTCACATCTAAATTCATTCATATTTTCAAGCACTCTAAACCCTCCTTTTGTATATCTCCCCCTTTCAAACCATTAATTACAGCTTTTCAAAATCGCATATTGTGAAATAATAATACTAAGCAGTAGTTTCTTTTGTGTATACTTCGTTTTCAAAAAAAATTGCCTCTATAGTCTCTTTAAAAATTTTAGAAATTTTTCTAGCTTCATTAAGTGTAAACTGTGTATATCCATTTTCTTTATTTCTATATGCTACTTCAGATATTTCTAATTTTTTAGCCATATCAGCTTGTGTTAAACCATATTTTACTCTTAAAGCTTTAAGATTTCTCACGTTTTGTCCTCCTTTCTGTTTCTTTTTTGTATACTTGGTATGTTTTTATTATAGTTTCTTTTATGTATACTGTCAATATGTATTTTGCGAAAAAAACAAAAAAAATATACATTTAAGAAACAAAAGTTTCTTTTGTGTATTTTTAATATATAATATTAAATATCAAAGACAAACTATAAGGTGATTATGATGAAAAAACAATTTGGAGATAGATTAAAAGAATTAAGAATAGAAAACAATATGACACAAGAAGAATTAGCTAAAAAGTTTAACACTGGAAAAGCTTCAATCTCTCATTATGAAAGTAATAGACGCATGCCAGATGCAAGTACTATAGAAAAATTTGCTGATTTCTTTAATGTAAGTGTTGATTATATTTTAGGAAGAACAAATAACAAGGAAATTATCTCACATGAAAATTCTAATACAAATAATGTTCAAACGCTTACAAAACGAGATGAAAAAGAAATAGAAAAAATTATCGAACAAACAAGAAAACAATTAGAGAGTTCTGAAGGTTTAATGTTTAATGGAGAACCTGCATCTCCTGAAGCTATACAAAGTATTATAGATGCTATGAAAGTCGGAATGGAGATCGCAAAACAAAGAAACAAAGAAAAATATACTCCCAAAAAATATAGAAAAGATAAAAAATAACGTTCAAAATGGGTTAATGGTCAAATCATGGGGGGACTACAATTTGAATATAATAAAGAAAACAGTTCAATCTCTTGTAAATAAATACAATACTAATAATCCTTTTGAATTAGCTGATTTTTTAGATATCGTTGTAATTAAACGAACACTTGATAAAGACATAAAAGGATTTTATCAATACTTTCAAAGGAATAAAATAATTTATATTAATGATCTTCTGCCATATAACGATCAAAAAATAGTCTGTGGGCATGAATTAGGACATGCTATGCTACATTCTAAATTAAATATAATGTTCTTAGAAAGCAATACTTTCTGCATAAAGAATAAATTCGAAAATGAAGCTAATAAATTTGCTGCTGAATTACTAGTTCCAGATAATCTATTAAAACAATATCCTGGATTTACTTTAGAGCAAGTAGCTTCTATTGAGTATTTACCTTTAGAACTTATTAAACTCAAATTTAATTTGAGTCTTTTTTAAAATCAAACAAGGTAAAAAATTCTAACAATGCATTAATTTACATATTATCGAATTAATAAATTGACCATTATGAGAGCCTTTGAGCACCACCCAAAATATATAACCTCCTAATTTTAACAATAAGCCACTACAAAGTGGTTTTTGTTTTTATTAGCTAAAATATTATAATAAATAGTATAAAGCTTAATACAATTTGCAATGAAGGGGGATGCAACTATATGTCTTATTGCATATATCTAAGAAAATCTAGAACTGATGTAGAAGCAGAAGCTAAAGGAGAAGGCGAAACGCTAGCAAGACACGAAAAAATTTTACTAGAATTGGCTAAAAAAAGAAAATTAAATATTACTCAAATACATAGAGAAATTGTATCTGGTGAAACGATATCCGCTCGACCTGTCATGCAACAACTTCTTACAGAAGTAGAACAAGGATTCTGGAAAGGCGTACTTGTTATGGAAGTAGAACGTCTTGCACGTGGTGATACAATGGATCAAGGATTGGTCTCACAAACTTTTAAATATTCTAATACAAAAATTATTACACCTATGAAAATTTATGATCCTAGTAACGAATTTGACGAAGAATATTTTGAATTTGGATTATTCATGTCAAGAAGAGAATATAAAACTATAAATAGAAGACTGCAACGTGGAAGAATAGAATCAGTTAAAGAAGGAAAATACCTCGGTACTAAACCTCCTTATGGTTATATTAGAAAGAAGTTAGAGAAGGAAAAGGGTTATACCTTAGAACCGCATCCAGATCAAGCTGATATAGTTAAGTTAATATTTGAACTCTATACAAAAGGAGAACAACAACCAGATAATAGTTTTAAACGATTAGGCGTATCACTTATAGTACGCAAACTTAACAACCTAAAAATTCCACCAATGAAAGGTGATGTTTGGGTTCCTTCTACTATTCGAGATATGTTACGTAACCCGGTATATATAGGTAAAATTCGTTGGAATTGGAGACCTATTCAAAAGAAAATGGTTAATGGGCAAATTAAAAGAAAACGCCCTAGAGCAGAAGATTATATTTTAGTTGACGGTCTTCATGAAGCTATAATTGATATAGATACTTGGAATGCTGCTCAAGAATATATTTCTTCTAACACAGAAAGTCCAGTACCTAATAAACTTAAAATTAAAAATCCACTTTCTGGTATAGTAAAGTGTGGAATGTGTGGCAGAAATATGGTAAGACGTCCTCACGGAAATAAATATCCAGATACTATCATGTGTCCCGTAACTTCATGTAAAAATGTAAGTTCTAAATTAGCTAAAGTAGAAAATTCTCTTTTACTATCTTTAGAAAAATGGTTATACAACTATAAACTTAGAATAACCGATGATATAAATAATAATTCCAAAAGTATTCAAATAGACATTGCTAAAAAAGCTATTAAAAATTTAGATGAAGAAAAGAAAAAACTGGAAAACCAAATGGAAAAACTTCATGATCTATTAGAACAAGAAGTCTATACGGTAGAAAAATTTTTAGAAAGGTCTAAAAATATTTCACAAAGAATTGCCGGAATAGAAGAAAATAGAAAACAATTATTAAACACTATTGCACTTGCAAAGAAAAATAATGAAGGAAGAAAAAATATAATCCCTAAAGTTGAAAAGGTTTTAGAAGTTTATAATTCTATCGAAGATCCAGCAGAAAGAAACGAGCTTCTTAAAGAAGTTATCGAAAAGGCGATATATACGAAAGAAACTGGAGGTAGATGGAGTGGAAAAGAAGATGAATTTACACTTGACCTATATCCTAAATTACCGAAATAA